GGAGCACCATACTTTAGAAACTATGTTGAGAAGGGTCGCTACCTAGGCACCCTGATCGGTCGCTACGCCAGTGCCTAAAGTGTCCACTCGCACCCAGCCACCGCTTTATTCTGTCCTATAATAAAACCATGAGCAAAAACACACACCTAGAGCACCTAGAGGACGACATCTTCAATCAAGGATATGCTGGCGCTACCAACGCTATCAACTTCCTTGAGTCCTTGCGTGACATGCTTACCACTGGTCACGGTGGTAGCAGCACTAAGGTAACTGTCAAGTGGGACGGTGCTCCTGCTATTATCTGTGGCACTGACCCTAAGAATGGTGAGTTTTTCGTAGGCACTAAGTCAGTCTTCAATAAGACTGAGCCTAAGATTTGCTACAACGATGAGTTGATTGATTATTACTATCCTACTGGTGCAATCGCTGGTATCCTGAAGCAGTGCCTCAAAGAGTTGAAGAAACTTCCCATTGAAGGTGTGGTCCAAGGTGACTTGTTGTATACAAAGACTCCACCTGTCGTAGTCATGGGTGGTAAGAGTTGTTATAAATTCAAACCCAACACCATCACATACTGTGTGGAGAAAAACACAGAGATGGGTAGCAAAGTGGGAGCATCTAATCTTGGTATTGTCTTCCACACCACTTACAGAGGTAGCAGTGTTGCTGATATGACAGCAGGATTTGGTGCTGATGTATCTGGTCTGCAGGGTGTTGCAGATGTCGCAGTCTTCTCATCTGAGTTTCAAAATGTAAATGGTATTGCTAACCTCTCCGCTGGTGAGATCACCAATATCAATATGACTATCGCTAAAGCAAAAAGAAACCTTCGCACTGGCAGCAGGTTTCTTAATGAGATTCAAAGGGCACAAGGACCACAGTCATTCGCACCTCCTGCTCTCTTCAAGATCTACTTCAACCAAGTCATCCGTGGTGGTGTGATTCCTGACGCTACAGGCATTGCTAATGGGTATATCAAGTTTGTAAATGACAAATATGATGCAGAGATCGCTAAGAAAAAGACTGAGAAGTCACAGCAAGAGTGGACTAAACGTAAGACCAACGCAATTAAATACCTAAATAGTAACACATCTGTTATGAAATCAGCATTTACAGGTTTCAAAGATCTGATTGCTGCAAAAGAGCAAGTGATAAATAAACTGAAGAAGATTGAAGGTATTGGCACCTTCCTAGAAGACGAGAATGGTTACAAAGCGACAAGTCCAGAAGGATTTGTGGCCATCAAAGATGGCACAGCACTTAAACTCGTTGATAGACTAGAGTTCTCTAGAGCAAACTTCACCGTAGCAAAAGACTGGGGTAAATGAGATTCATTCAATTCATCAGGGAAGCAGCAGAAGCCGCTAAGAAGACGGCGAAACCTGCAACCTCACCAAAAGGTCAGCGCAAAGCATCGGATAAGATAGACGACAAGCATGTTGCTATCACATTCGGGAGATTCAACCCTCCTCATGCTGGGCATGGCAAACTTCTTGATGCAGTCAAGGCGCATGGTGGTGACTCTGGTAACTATCGTATCTACCCTTCAAGGTCTCAGGATCATAAGAAGAATCCTCTTTCTGCACAGCAGAAGGTAGATCATATGCGTAAGATGTTTAAGGATCACGCAGATAAGATCCAAAACAACGAAGCGCATAGAAATATCTTTGACATCCTTCGCGACTTGCATGACGAAGGTCATGAGCATGTCACTATGGTCGTCGGTGATGACCGTGTGAAGGAGTTTGAGACTCTTGCCAACAAGTATAATGGTAAGCATTATGATTTCAAATCTATTAATATTAAGTCTGCTGGCGCTCGCGCTGATGATTCCGACGACCCTATTGAGAATCTTTCTGCCAGTAAGATGCGTGCCCATGCTCAATCTGGTGACCACGATTCATTCCACGCAGGAATGCCCAAAGGACACGACGTAAAACATAGCAAACAACTGATGGCAGATGTCCTTAAGGGCATGACTCCTCCTCCTAAGAAGAGTAGGAAGAAATCAGAAGTGCATGAGTCATCTGTATGGGAGTATGCACCTAAACTAGATTTTGAAACCTTTCGTGATTACTATATGCTCAACCACATCTATAAAGTTGGTGCAATCGTAGAGCATGATGACACTGGAATGGTTGGTGAGATCGTCCACCGTGGTCCTAACTACATCATCATGAAGGATGGTCTGGGTGGTGAGCATAAAGCATGGTTGCAACATGTTACTGAAGTTGCAGATCAACCATTAGATCAATCTAACTATTCTGCTGATAACGGTAGTGGAAATGAGTGGAAAGTTGGGACTGATACATATAGGAAGGCACTGCAGGACATGACACCTGGTCAGGCAACTAAGAAATTCTCTGCATTCAATGCAGAAATTAGAAAATCCGCTACAAATAAATAGTTAATACGCAAAACTGTTAAGACGATGACTCTAAACATTAAAGTATCCGCTGCACTTGCTGGCTATAGTCTGAAAGAGCAGTCCAAGATCCTCTCCGCCATTGAGACTGGACAGCATTTAGACACCGCTCGCCTGTATGAAGGTGCACTCAAAGTGAAGGCAGCCTACGAAGAGTGGGAGCCTGCTGTGGAAGGATACGCTGGATTCCCTGTGGATCGTGATGAAATTAAGAAGAAGAAAGGGATGCATGACGACCGTAATGTCGGACGTGTCATCCAATCTAAGGGTGAATCCTATGTCATCACTGGAAAGAAAGCAGACGGTCGTTACATTGTTGTCGGTAAGAAAGGCGACAAGACTGCTAAGGACGCAGGTGACATCGGTCTTAACATGCAACGCGAAACAGTAGGTATTGACATTGAAGATCTCCACCAACAAATGCTTGAGGGTATGAAGCAAGCACGCAAGAATGTGGGTGCAAGCACATGTTGGGACGGATACAAAGCAAAAGGCACAAAGACTAAGGGTGGCAAGGAAGTCCCCAACTGTGTCAAAGAAGAGGAATTGGAAGAGCGTTACAAAGGTAAGCATGGTCAGTCTTCTGCCGAATACAAGGATGATAGATCCTCTGGTGGTAAGATGGTGTCTGGTGACTCGAAGATGAGTGGTGCTGAATACACTCATGGACGTAGAGTTAAGGCAGCAAACCCTGGATCTCAACCTGATGAAGGTGGCAAGACCAAACCCAAGTCACAAGGCAGAATGGACTCTGGCACCCGTGCTGATCTTCAGTATCGCAAAGCAAACCTCAAGAAAAAGAATGAGGAGTTTATAAATAAGTTGTCTGCCTCGGGACTATTCTCTGAAGCAGAGCTTAAACAAATGGAGGAGATGGAATGAAACCCACCAACTCAGCTAACAAGCTACCTACTAAAAAGAAGGGCGGAGTTACCATCAATCCAAAAAAGGAGGACCTTATGTCTGAATCATTTAGAAAACGTTTTCAAGCAGAAATAGATGCTCTGAAAGAATCTGCCAAGAAAAAGGACAAGCATATCAAAGCCGCTAAGGCAGGTAAGCGTTGGCAAGACTCTGACGGCGATGGCAAGTGGTATGAGCCAGGTGAAGACGTTAAGAAAGAAGAAGTCTGTGCACCTGCTAAGGTTGACGATTCTGAAGCAAAGCAAAAAGCAAAGGATCGCATGAAAGCAAAGATGATGCAGATGACTGCTGACCATGATGCTAAGAGACAAGGATATAAAGCAAGCTAAAAAATGCTATATAGGGTAGAGCTCTTTATAGTATAGAATCATGCTTAACTTTCTTCTACCCCTCGCATACAAAGTAGTAGACGCTGCTGTTGCTAAGATTCCTGATGACGCAGAGCTTGGTGAGAAACTCATCGACCTGTGTCTTCTTATTGTTGGCAAGGCAGTAAAACTGACTAAGACAACTGCTGACGACGAGCTCTTCGCAAAAGTCGAAGAGGCATTGCAAGCACGCGACTAATCTTGAGGGGAGTAGTTACTCCCCTTTATAAATAAAATATAGGAATACAACTTGTCCTCGGAGTAAAATGGCAATCTACGGAACACTTGACGCGAAAGCGATGGGCACCGCAGTTGTAGCAACTAATGGCGACGCCACGGTTACAACAGCTGGTGACTTCACCGACGCTTCTGATAACCTCGTCAAAGTTGGTGACATCCTGGAGCTTTCAGGTGTTGCTTACATTGTCAGAGAGGTTACCTCAGCGACGGCGCTTGAGTTACACACGACATATGCTGGCAGCACTGCAACTATTGCAGCTGGATCAGCAGTAAGAAGAACTGCACCTAAAGCAGTTGCAGAATTCGTAGTCAAAGGAGGCGACACTCGCTCCCGCGACCTCGTATTCGTTGACACCACAGAGCAAGCACTAGACGAGAATAAGTCTCGCGGTATTACTGGTCCTGGCTGGTGGCTCTATGAGACCTATGTCACTCACAATGGTGATACACGTCATAAGGCTGAGTGCCTTGCATTCGTCCACGCTACTGCTGCTGCAGCAGGTGACGATGCTGATGACACCATCGTGGCAGATGCAGCATCCGCTGTGACTATCTCTTCTCAGCCCGCTGCTTCTACTTCCTCCTCTGGAGCTGGTACATTTGCAGTCAGCACAAGCACCAGTGGCACACCTGGCACTCTCACTTATCAGTGGCAACGTCAGACCGCCAACGCTACTACACGCTGGGTTAACATCAGTGCATCTCTTGACACTGGCGTAACATATGCAGACTTTACTACTGCGACTCTGGCATACAGCAGTCTCGGTGATAATTCACTGGATGGTTACAAGTATAGAGTTAAGATCACCTCCACAGGTGGCACAGAAGAGATTATCTCTGACGGCGCAGCAACTCTGACATTCGGATCGTAATAAACAACCTTATATAATGCATGTATTTTGAGTATCTAAACGAGAAGAATCATTTAATGTTTGCAATTAAGCACTACGATAACCCTCAGTCGGTTACTGTAGATGACTTTATGGAGGACATGAAAAAGTTTAAGTATTTGAAGAGACTCTTCAAACGTTATACTAAAACTCATGTCCTCCGCACAAACTTGATTCTTAATCACCTCATCATTCTGTTTAATGTATTTGGTGAAGGTACTATTCCTCTTTTGATGTATAAACTAGAAGAAGAATATTGGTCAATATTGAAATCATTTTTGATCTATCTTGATAGATATCCTGAGATTGCTGGGTGTCTACAGAAAGTAGATCCCTGTCCTGAAGTAACAGCAATCTTAGATAGCGTATGATTAACGAAGATGCCCCAACAATGAGCGCAGGCACTGGTGGATTCTCTGGATCTGCTAATGCAAGTGGTCCTGTGGCAGGTTTCGATCCTATCCTAGGAAAGGGTAAGGTGAAGAAGCGTAGACGCTATGCTATGAGTAATAAGGAAATGATGAAGACTGAAGGAGCGCAGAAAGATACCTCCTATCTTCCCTTCCTCATTTCATATGACGGAGCAGAGCAGTATGTGCTCTACAGTAAGTCTGAAGCAGCATTGAAGATAGACTTGCGAAAGATTTACCGTCCAGAAAATTTCAAGAAGCTTGCAGTCAAGAGACTGTATCCCAATGAAGTCATCCAATTCTATTGGAAGAAACGACAAGCAGCACTCAGGGCGGAGTAATGTCAGACATCAATACTGCTATTATTGAAAGACTAGAAAGAGTTGTTGACTCTTTACAGGAAAACTCTGTGAAGATGGGTCAACTGTTAGCAGTCCATAACGAAAAATTAGATAAGCAAGATCAGATCGACCAAGTATTGTTTGAGAAGATTGATAGATTGCATTCAGATCTTAATCGCGATACAGATCAAATAAAAAAGGGGTGTGAGCGTGACATCAGACTCATCGATGACCGTCTTAGACAGATGGAAAAGAAGATGTGGTCTATTTTTGGTGCTCTTACTGTTGTATCTTTCCTCGTGTCTGCACCAGGCCAGTCTATTCTAAGACAGTTGACGAATGCCGATGACTCTGCTAACATATCTGCAGAGATTCATTACCTTGCATGACCGTAGTAGAGGATAAGTTTGTCAGGCAACTGAGCACACGTCTTCTAAAATTTAAGAATATCCGACCAGGAGTTTATAACTTCCGATGTCCTTATTGTGGTGACTCACAGAAGCACACCAATAAAGCACGGGGGTATTTTTTTGCGGTTAAAAATGAATACGTTTATAAATGTCACAACTGTGGTAAAGGTGTTGGACTCGCTAACTTCCTAAAAGATAACGCTAGTGATCTTTACGATGAATTTCTCATGGAGAAATATCGTAACAATCAGACGGGTAAAGGTAGACGGACTGCTAACCCAAAAATTCCATCAGCAACTCCTTACTTTGCTAAGAAAGTAACAGATCTTACCCCTATCAATGAGCTAAATAAAGGACATCCAGCGAGAGATTATTTAGAGAGTAGGAAGATTCCCGAGCATTGTCTTGAGGACCTGTATTATGTTGATAAATTTAAGAGATGGGTAAACACTCAGCGTCATACGTTTGATAATTTACAAAACGATAGACCTCGTATCATCATTCCACTGAAGGATAAAGACGGAAAGTGGTTTGGTGTGCAAGGTAGATCCTTGTCTCCTAAATCTAACCTCAGATACATCACGATTCTATTTGACGACGAGGCACCAAAACTTTATGGACTTGATAAAATCAGAGAAGGAGCTCCAGTCTATGTTACAGAAGGACCATTTGACAGTCTCTTCATTCCACAGGCGATTGCTATGTGCGGAGCTGATGTTGATCCTCGTCGTTGGGGTATCAGCAATCCTATTTGGGTCTATGATAACGAGCCACGAAACAAACAAATTACCGATAGAATCAAAAGAGCAATCGATTCCAACGACCCCGTAGTCATATGGCCAAAGGGTTTGCGCCAAAAAGATATCAATGATATGATACTCGCAGGCATTGATGTCTACAGCATTATTAAACAAAACACCCATCAGGGAATATCAGCAAGGATTAAATTTAGCGAATGGAAAAAAGTATGAGTGACATCACAGTCATTAAAAGAGATGGTCAAGTAACACAACTGGACCTTGAAAAGATTCATAAGATGGTAGAACTTGCTTGCAGAGGACTTGCTGGTGTCTCTGAGTCTGCTGTTGAGATGAATGCCAACCTTCAGATCTTTGATGGAATTAAGACTGAAGACATCCAAGAGATCCTGATCAAGTCTGCTAATGATTTGATTAGTCTCGATGCACCTAACTATCAATTTGTTGCTGCCAGACTTCTTTTGTTTGGTCTTCGTAAGGCAGTATATAATGGTCACCCAGACGGTCACCCTACGGTCCTAGAGCAACTAGAAAAGGGTGTGGAGTTAGGTGTGTATGATAAACCTCTAATTAATGCATACTCTAGAGAAGAATGGGAAGAGATTAACTCTTTCGTAGAGCATGATCGTGACTATTTGTTTACATATGCTGGTCTTCGACAGGTCACTGATAAATACCTCGTACAAGATCGTAGCGCAGGGAAAATCTTCGAGACCCCTCAGTTCATGTATGTCCTGATTGCTGCGACTCTTTTCCAACAATACCCACAGGAAACACGTCTTGAATACATCAGACGATACTACGACGCAATCTCGCAGCACAAAATCAACATCCCCACCCCTATCATGGGAGGTGTGCGGACTCCCCTTAGGCAATTTGCTAGCTGTGTTCTTGTTGATGTTGATGACACCCTCGATAGTATCTTTAGCAGTGATATGGCTATTGGTTACTACGTTGCTCAAAGGGCTGGAATCGGCATCAACGCAGGCAGAATCCGTGGTATCAACAGCAAAATCAGAGGCGGAGAGGTTCAACACACAGGTGTGGTCCCCTTCCTCAAAAAGTTTGAATCAACTGTCAGATGCTGCACGCAAAACGGCATCAGAGGTGGGTCAGCAACTGTCCACTTTCCTATCTGGCACCAAGAAATAGAAGATATCATTGTCCTTAAGAATAATAAGGGCACTGAAGATAACCGAGTAAGGAAACTTGATTACTCGGTGCAGATTAGTAAACTATTCTATGAAAGGTTTATTAGAAATGAAAACATCAGTCTTTTCAGTCCTCACGATGTCCCTGGTCTTTACGACGCTTTTGGTACTGATGAATTCGATCAACTTTATGCCAGGTATGAAGCGGACGACAGGTGTCCTAGACGCACCATCCCTGCTCAAGAACTCATCCTTGCGCTACTAAAAGAAAGAGCAGAGACTGGTCGTCTTTACATTATGAATATCGACCACTGCAATTCACACTCGTCTTTCAAAGACAAGGTGAATATGTCTAACCTCTGTCAAGAGATCACACTACCTACTGATCCTATCAGTCACATCGATGATGAAGGTGGTGAGATTGCCTTGTGTATTCTCTCTGCTATCAACGTAGGTAAACTTCGCACACTCAATGAGTTGGAGAATCTATGTGACCTTGCAGTGAGAGGACTGGAAGAGTTGATTGACTATCAAGGTTACCCTGTTAAAGCAGCAGAGCGCAGCACACTTGCTCGTCGCTCCCTTGGTATTGGATACATCGGACTGGCACATTACCTTGCTAAGCATGGTGAGCACTATGATGATCCAACAGCATGGAGACTGGTCCATGAGTTGACTGAAGCATTCCAATACAATCTTCTCAAGGCATCTAATGCACTTGCAAAAGAGCGTGGACCTTGTGATGCATACCAGCACACAAAGTATCATGATGGAATTCTTCCGATCGATACATATAAGAGAGACCTAGATGAAATCGTAGCACCTGAGTACAAGTATGATTGGGATTCTCTTAGGAATGACATCCGACAATACGGACTACGGCACAGCACGCTGTCCGCACAGATGCCTTCGGAGAGTAGCTCCGTTGTGTCAAACGCAACCAATGGAATCGAGCCACCTAGAGACTACCTGTCCATTAAGAAATCAAAGAAAGGACCTCTTAAGCAGATTGTCCCGTCTTATACATCCCTGAAGAATAACTACACACTTCTTTGGGACTTGAAATCTAACGCAGGATATATTAATATCGTTGCGGTGATGCAGAAATTCTTTGACCAAGCAATCTCAGGCAACTGGTCATACAATCCAGAGAATTACGACAACAATGAAGTTCCTGTGTCAGTCATGGCACAAGACCTACTCATGACCTACAAGTTAGGTTGGAAAACATCTTACTATCAGAATACTTATGACGCTAAGAAGGATCCTGACGAATCACCATCTTCGACCGAGGTATTGGATTCATTAATCAACGATCTAATGAATGCCAACGAAGAAGAATGTGACGCTTGCAATGTCTGAGCGACAAGTCACAATCACTCTAAGCAAGTCACTCCAAGAGGATTTCAAATCCTTCTTGGCGTGTTGTGAGTCCTTAGAGGTAGAGCCAAGAATTAATTCTTTTTTATATTATGTCGCAAACTATGGTACCGAAGGAAGTAATGGGACTGACAGTATTCAACAGCAGAAAGGTGGACACTAAAAAACAACCAATGTTTTTTGGAGCACCTCTAGGTATGCAGAGATACGATGAATATAAGTATCCTGATTTTGATAGACTCACGCAACAGCAACTAGGTTATTTCTGGAGACCTGAAGAGGTGTCACTCCAGAAGGATCGTGCAGATTATAAAACTCTTACTGATCAACAGAAGCATATCTATACTTCCAACTTGAAGTATCAGATTCTCCTAGACAGTGTGCAGGGCAGAGGTCCTGGCATGGCATTCTCTCCTTACTGTAGTCTTCCTGAGTTGGAAGGATGCATGGGTGTCTGGGAATTTATGGAGCAAATTCATTCTCGCTCCTACACTCACATTATCAAGAATGTATACCCTGATCCATCAGAAGTATTTGATACTGTGCTAGAGAATGAAAAGATTTTGGCACGGGCAGAGTCCGTCTGTGCCGCCTACAATGATTTTATCACTGTAGCAACTGAATGGGCAAACAGTAACATGTGGAAACCTGACTGGAAAGAGTCACCCACTTCACAGTGGACACTCAAGGATGTCAAGCGTAGACTCTACCGTGCTGTTGCCAACGTTAACATCTTAGAAGGAATTAGATTCTATGTCTCGTTTGCGTGCAGTTTCGCGTTTGGCGAACTTAAACTCATGGAGGGATCTGCGAAAATTATCTCTCTTATCGCCAGAGATGAAGCACAACATCTTGCACTTACTCAAAAAATACTCAAGAAGTGGAGAGAAGGTGATGACCCAGAGATGGAAGTCATTGCGGAAGAGGAGAAACAGAATGTAAAACAAATGTTTATCGATGCAGTAGACCAAGAGAAAGAGTGGGCAAACTATCTCTTCTCTGATGGATCTATGATCGGACTCAACGAAAGACTACTCTCACAATATATTGAATGGGTTGCTAACCGTCGCATGAGAGCGGTGGGTATTCAACCAGTCTACGATATTCCTTGGAAGAGTAATCCACTGCCATGGACAGAGCACTGGCTAAATAGTCGTGGTCAACAAAATGCTCCTCAGGAAACTGAGATTGAGTCCTATGTCATTGGAGGGATCAAACAAGATGTCCAAGGAAACACCTTCGCAGGATTTTCACTATAAGTTTGAGGTAGTCTTCGATAAAGACAAGGAGACGGTACTCCAGAAAATTAAACGGTGGATCAACAAACAGAAGCCACCCTTTAATACTATTCTGGCATACCTATTCTCTTATGTAGAGAAATGGTATTGGGACGGTAAGGTCCTACAAACAATGGCTAATGTAGACACACAAATCGAAGATTATCATGCTAAGCTAGATGAAAAGAAACCGAAACCGATTTACCGCGAAAGGGAATCGGAAGTGGAAGGTCTCAAGGAGATGGAAATCATCTCGCCATACTCACGACGAGTCGAGGGTGACTGGCTTGCTGAAGACCCCAACAGCTGGTATTACGGACCACTTGAATTTTTTGAGGAAACTCAAGAAGGAACTAAAGGAGAAACCTGATGAAAGATACACTTACCGATCAGATAAAGCGCCTCCAACAGGAGGAAACCATCTATCGGGAGATGCAAAACTTCCCCGCCGCAAGGGCGGTAAGAAGAGAAATTGAAACTCTACAGAAAAAAGTGTAACAAACAATACATTATAACCTTATAAATAGTCAAAGGATATGTTATAATATCCTTGTCGTTCATCCCACTTCGGTGGGACGCAAGTAAGTCGCGGAACGGAGCGTTCATCCCATGCTAGGATTATTCCTACTTTATACCAACATCGCTTGTATTGATGCTATCGATATGATCGGTCGCCTCAAAGCACATGAAGGTATGGATGAGGCAGTGAAGGTAGAACTTATTGAAGTGATTCAAGAAGCAACACCACATTGTCCATGGGACGCAAACGACTAAAGGAACGGGCCTAAAAATCCAACTACTTTAGGAGTAAATCTAATGGCACAAATTACTTACCGTGGCGTTAAGTATAACGCTGAGCAATACAAGGCAAAGGTCCTTGCAGAGCAGGATCAGCACAGAAACCATGAGCTTATGTATCGTGGTATCAAAGTTGATCGTAAATTCGCATCCAAGAGCTGAGATCATGGAAGCACTACAAGTTGTCGGTGGAATCTCCATCGCCTGTGTAGCATTTCTATTTCTCATTGTTGGTGAAGTCCGCCTACTAAAAGTTAGTAGGGGGTAAAGAGATGCGGGTCAAACTGGTTTTCGATTATGGACTTCCAGATTATGACCCCGAGAAGCACGATCCAGATAAGACATTTGCATTTCTTGTCTATCGCGGTGTGTCATATGCTAAATGGGTTAATCTCAAGAAGCATTTTGGCACATCTTCTTGGAAAGTTACGTCTTGAATGTGAGGGGGGTTTACCACCCTCTTTTTTTGTGCTAATATATAATGTAACTCTGTATCTCAGTTATGAAAATCTTTCTCGACAGTAGTGATGTTGAAGAAATTAGAGCAGCAAACGAGACAGGATTGATTGATGGTGTAACAACTAACCCGTCACTGATTCTTAAGTCTGGGGGTGATCCAGTAGAAGTCATTTCAGATATTGCTGAGATGTTTCCATGGGATTCATCCATCTCCGCTGAAGTAGTAGGTGAAACCTACGAAGATATGATCGATATGGCAGATGATTATATTCAGATCAATCCAAACATTACTATTAAAGTGCCATGCACAGTCGAAGGACTGAAAGCATGTAAAGAATTGGCAGCGGATGATATTAAAGTAAATGTCACGCTCATTTTTAGCACAGCACAAGCAATCCTTGCTGCCAAAGCAGGGGCAACTTATGTGTCACCTTTTGTAGGTAGATGCAATGATAACTCAGTGTCTGGTGTGGAGTTGGTCCGAGCGATCGCCAACACATACCAGTCACATGGCGTGAAGACAAACATTCTTGCTGCATCACTTCGTGATGTGCATCATGTGTCACGCTGTTTCCTTTATGGAGCAGACGTAGTAACCATGCCACCTAAGGTCTTCTGGAAGATGTATGATCATGTACTGACTCGTGAAGGTCTTGCAATCTTTGATAAAGATTGGGCACAAGTACAGGAGATGATGAGTGAATTACGAAAAGGTTAAAGCGATTGCACACAACCTCAAGTTACTTGCACAAAGTCTTGAGGATGCTATCAAAGAGGATGCTACGGCATACGTTGCACCTCCACACACTACTAAATTTGGTTATCGTTATGACGATGACGATGATGGATACGCTGATTAATTATGAAACTATTAACGCTTGAAGATTATCAAAAGGCAGGAGAAACATTCTGGCCAAAGTATTGGTATGTTGCCAAAGAACTTGGTGAAAATGCTAAGACTGAAGACATTATTAAAGTGCTTGAGTCCATCGGCACGGTTGCACTGCGACTAAAGATGGAGGAAAAAGAGGGACCATTTGGTTTCAACAAACAAGATAATGAGGAGGTATCCGAAAATGGGTGAAGACAGTCTACTAGACATATGGAACGAGTTGTCATGGTTCGACGGTGCGATGTTTACCGTATGGTTGGGCATTCTTTATTATGGAAAGTGTAAAATTGATCATCACTTTGAGAGACTAAAAAGCAAATGGGATAGATGAAACCACAGTCCGCTAAGGCAAAGGGCAGAAACTTTCAGAAATGGGTAAGGGACATGCTGATCGAGCATCGGGATGTCCACCCCGAAGACATTGAATCACGAAGCATGGGTGCTGGTGGGGAAGATCTTATCATGGCACGAGATGCTAGGAAGAAGTTTCCCTTCAGTATCGAATGTAAAAATGTAGAGAAGTTAAATGTATATGATGCTTACGATCAGGCATCTGCCAACTCTGGAGATCATGAGCCTATCCTATTCATGAAGAAGAATCGTAAGAAAGCTTTAGTGGTAGTGGATGCCGAATGGTTTATCAAAAACTTTAAGGCTTGACACCATCCCCTCAACCATATATAATATGGAGGTCATCAAGAGGGGATCAAAAAATGGAAGAAGACGTTTTGCGAGACGCCGACTTTCTAAATCACACTGTAGAGGTGTTGATTGACCAGCTTCACGAAGCTGTGAGTCATGGCGACTACGCCGAGGCAAATCTATATGCTAAGAAGATCCGAGAATTAGAGCATGATTGTAATTGATCCATTTCGTATCCCTATGATCATTATCCCAGTCATGAATTGGGAAAAGAAAAAAGAATATATCAACCTGCCTGAATATACTGATGCTCATCTGGAGCAAGGTGTCACTGTCTATACAGACTTCTTCGATAACTATCAGTCCGACACCCAACCAGAGTATGCAGACAGACTATTCAAGGCACTCAAACCTGAGTTAGAAGATTTCAAATGCGAGAAGTTTCTCCCAGAGGGACCTATCCAGATCCCTTATGTGTGGTTTCAGACTGCACTCAAAGGCAACAGACACGCTCTCCACAATCATGGACAGACTGGATTCTCTGCAGTCCTGTATTACGACTTTGATCCTGAGCAACATCAGGCAACAACGTTTTATTGTCCATTCAATCACTACAATACAGGGAGTGAGATGTCTTTTACACCAAGATGTAACGAAGGAGATCTAGTTATCTTCCCGTCTTACATACTGCACGAATCACAACCACATACTTCAGATAAACCAAGGACTATTGTCTCTTGGAATATGTTACCAACATACGACACACCAAGAATTCTTGTTTAACTAATCCACTGGTCTAGTAGCTCAGCGGATTAGAGCAACTGCCTTCTAAGCAGTCGGTCGTAGGTTCGAATCCTACCTAGATCGTCGGCAGCGATGCCGTGTTACAGACAAACAAGGAGCGATCACATGACAGTTAGAGATCGATTTTCGGATGTGCTTGACATTGTTAAGCTAGGTGCATCTGGTGAAGTATCCCTTGACCAGGAGTATCCACCCCTCTTCTCTGCTCTGTGCAGATTCTATTCTGATTACAGAGGTGTCCAGTTTTGGGGGATCGATGTAGAAGAAGATTACTCTATTCTAATTGACCACTTGCTTGCTGATCACGTCTTGGAGATGACGTAAACATCTACCCTGGTGGAGTCATTGACCCTTTATTATGGATATTTTTTATCACCAATATGATTCAAGGACTACTGATACTCACGCTCTCTCTTTAGAGGGCGTGGGTTACCCTCCAGAATCTTTAGTATCACTTCAAGAAGAGCAGACATCATGGACACAGTGTCCTGCATGGCGTCACAAAGCGTCTCGCACTTTTGTTATCCGCTCTCCTTTGGACATTACTATTCAATTAGATCCTCTTCAAAGTAATCTTACTGACCAACGATTCCATCGTTTTGTTGATGAGATTATAGGAAAGACAATCCAACTAAGCATTCCTGAGTTTCTTTTTTGGACTCATAAAAAGAATGTTTGGATTGAGCAAAGACCACACCCACTCACTTCATTAAATAATTATGTCTGTGTCGGTGGGTGGTTTTCTTTATCAGCATGGTGTAGACCACTTGGTGTTGGTATTGAAGTGATTGATCCGAGTAAACCTGTAACAATAAAAAGAGGGGACCCCCTCTACGAGGTCTGCTTTTACCCTCCTGATCTAGACACAAAGATTAGATTGGTAAAGGACTATCCATCTGATAAAATTATCAGAGAGGTAGACGCTAGGGTTGGTATTAAAAAATATGCTAATCATTTTGTAGACCACCTGCTATTCCGTAAACAGGAGAGTAGATGTCCCTTTGCCTTGGGACGGCGTAAAAAGCACACTGGTCGGGATAAATGACAACCTTTAATAATAAGATTGCAAAACCATCTACAGATTTCATATGGGGTGACTTTATTAGTCACAAAATATGTGATGATCTGATCGACTTCTATCACACCCAAGACTATCTAAAACCTACCGAAGGTATGGTGCTAGAGCAGGGTGTGAGAGTTGTCAGACCAGAGAGAAAAGAATCAACGGATCTTTCGATACCCTATTATCTTAATCATCCAGCGATTCAAGCATACAGTAAAGCACTACAAGGTATTCTAAATAGATATCAGTTACGCTTTCCTTTCTGTGAAACTGCTCCGTATAAAGTAACAGAGCCATACAGTTTCCAATGGTATCCCAAGGGTGGTGGATTTAAGATCTGGCACACTGAAAGAAATAATGCACACCTATCTAATGTGTATAGGCATCTAGTCTTTATGACATACCTTACTGACGCACCTGGCGGTGGCACAGAGTGGTTTCATCAAGACAAATATGTAGATGCTCAGAAAGGAATGACTGTTATATGGCCATCAGACTGGACCCATCTTCATAGAGGTCGAGTCACCAATGATCATGAAAAAATTATTATTACTGGTTGGTTTAGTTTTAATTAGGAGTTTACATGCAAACACAGGACGAGAGATGGAATAGGGCACTCGATCTTTTCATCGAGTCTGTGCACAAACCTGATTCTAAGTTGAGGGGATGCGCACATAACCAAGAATGTTACCATGAGTTGATGTATATCCGTAGTTATGTGCTAGACTATATTCAGTCACTCAGACGCTAATGAAAAAAGCAACCGTCATCCTTGAGCGATACCCATACCGCTATGTGCAGTGTGGGACCATTGAATTGAATGGGATGCCTGATTACCGCATTCAAAAAGCGGACCCATATTCTAACCGATACAATGACATGTATCTCTTGGATAATGCCATCCAGTTAGACTATGCTATTGAAGATTTTGAATACACCAAATGGTTAGACCCTGATGGTGTCCCTTGTTATACGAAAGACAGTGTTAAAGCACGCTCTTAAAGTTTGGAAGTATTCCCTAGGGTCATTCTCTGATGACAAGACAGGACCCTACGATAACTACGTTGCAGGTGTACGCACCTGCATTTTTGTATCCTATCTTGTCACTAATTGTTTTATTATCAGCGGAGTAATCCGTCATTGGAATTATGAAAGCAGAATTGAAAGCAGCAACAGAAGCACTGAAGGCAGCACTGCACAGTGCGATCGACGATCCGAAATTCAATCGCAACAACCTCTCGGAGTTGTGGAGACATTACAACGGAGTCCAGACGATCTACGAAGCGACCGACGACGACACTCCACAGATCCAATTCCAACAGGACATTCTGGATTCTATGGGGAGCATTTCTCTAGACAGTGATCCTCTGGTAGATCCTGTGTTTGCAGCAGGTCCAGTCAACCTTCCTGGTGGAGAAGGTCAGGATGTCATAACATTTTCTTAAGATTTCAAACCTTGGGGGGTTGACAACGTAACAAATGTCATATATAGTTACATATAGTTACAACTCTTAACACAGATGACAGTAACAACGAATGAGTTTGGTCAGGTCAACATGTTTGCCACCGAACCAGCAATGTACATCGACCCTGAGGTAGAAAAGCAAATGCAATCCGACATTTACGAAACACACAACGAAAAAGCTGAGAAGCTTAACGGCAGACTCGCCATGCTTGGTCTGGTCTCTGCCTTCTTGTCCTATGCCTTCACTGGCAAACTATTCTTTGGAGTATTCTAATGACACCTGAAGCAGAAAGATTTAATGGATGGGCAGCAATGATCGGTATCGTTGCAGCATTTGGTGCATACATTACAACTGGACAAATCATTCCTGGCATTTTCTAATGACAGAATTTCAGGCAGCATTACTCTTCCCTTTTATTCCTGTTGGAATTTATTTGTTGATGGAGTATTTGCTGGATAAACCTGATGATGACGATGACCAAGGTGGTGGCATGATGATTCCTGCTTACGCACCACGCTAGACGCACGAGACTATCCATGCTATAATATTGAGAGGTGCAAGTCACCTCTTTTTTATTCTATATAATTTGGATAGAATCTCATGCTCATGAAGACCACAGCACTCTTGACTGCTGCCCTCCTTCCCGCTTCCATTGCTGTTGCATCTGGATTGCGTGAGGTAGACATGCCTGCCCAAGAGATCCCTGCTCCTACTGAATATGTTTGGGACTGTCCTACTTGCTCAGAGACTGAGCGTTACGTCCTACAGGAGTTACAAAAAGAGACTAAAATTTACGACCGCAATGCACTTGCTACAATTCTTGGCAATATTAGACAGGAGTCTAATTTCACTCCCAATATATGTGAGGGAGGTGCTAGAGTTCGCTATGACGATTGTCATAGGGGTGGGTATGGCATCATTCAGTGGACAAGCTTAGGTCGTTATAATAATCTCGGTAAATTCTGCACAAACTATGGATGTGATCCTTCTAGTCTTACTGGTCAGGTAAGATATATGATTAACGAATCTGTCTTCCAACGCTATCTTCCTATGTTTGAAGGTGGTGGTCAGACTGTCTCCTACTATATGAAACCAGCATATTACTGGTTGGGTTGGGGCATCAAAGGCAATCGTGAATTGTATGCATACGATTACGTTAAGAAGTTGGAAAAAGTAAAGAAGGATGACGTATCAGTTACAGTTGAAGCATAAAGAAGATTGGGTTACACTAAAAAATTATACAGGTCTTTCTCGTATCAAAGCAGAGTTTCTTTACTTCTGCTGCAGTTTGATGGGAGAGAAGGCGAGTCAACTGAGGATAACACGAGAGTATGGAACCACCATTGATGAAAGTAATCAAGTTTGCGAGTGAGGAGTTTACTCCTTTCGCTCCTTACTGGGATTATGTAATGGCAGAGACGGAGGTCCAGTGGGATCTTCAACCACTCATTGATGAGATCCTTTCTAAAGAAAAAGGTATCATTGAATCAACTGAGTTTACTGATGACTGGGGCACACGCCTTGGCAAGAATAGTTTAACTTCAAGATCTAATACTTACAATCTCCTTGAGTTTGACAACGCAGCAGACCTTAGAGATTCTATTAGATCTGTCCACGATAGATTCCTACAGAATCTTGACATGGAATATCCTAGTGGTATCTTTGTCCAGTGTTGGGCAAACGTGATGAGGAAGAAGGAGAAGATTGCTCCTCACTGTCATGCGTTTGGACCCTACACATATCTTAGTGGACACCTTTGTATGCAGGTGGAGGACACTTCCACCTACTACATTAATCCTTATGGTGGTGACCCATGGGAGTCTGAGAATACAAACGGTAAGATCACCCTGTTTCCAGGATGGTTGCGTCACTACACAGATCCCGTGCCACCAGACCAGACTAGGATCACAATCGCATTTGACATTCTGTCAGAGAACGGTTACTATGAGGACGTTAAAGACGACATGAAACACCATTGGATCAGACTGTAGAGCAGAGACTTCCTCGCCTTGAGGATTCCCTTGGACCCAACCCGACTATTGAGAAAGAGATCCCTGAAGATGTTGAATGGATCGATGACGCTTTCTATATCAAGAAGACCCGCTTTGGTCTTTACACCAGTGTATTGAAGTCCCCTCTGGGTGCTCACTTCCTTACTGGTCTTGATAAAGAAGGTGTCATTTCTATGTCTAGGTGGCACCTCAAGTGTCTCCAAGATGGCACTCTTCAAAACTATAGTAAAGTCGTTAACAGTGGAGTCGTCGGCGGCAAACTATGAAGGATTCAATTCTGTATGGTGACTGCAGGGAGACACTACAACAGATCGCAGACTCTGGCACTCGTGCTCGCATGTGTGTGACATCTCCTCCCTACTATGGTCTGCGTGACTATGGTAATGAGGATGCACAGATTGGTCTGGAGCAATCTCCCGAAGAGTTTATCGAAGAATTGGTTACAGTATTCCGTGGTGTGCGTGATTGTCTGACTGATGATGGCACACTGTGGGTTAATATTGGCGATAGTTATTACAACTATCGTGGTGGTAAAGGTCAAGCACTACCTAAACAGTCAGTTGCTAAGACTGATCAAGATCTACCACAAAAGAATCCTAGACGTGGTAATAAACTGAAAGGATATAAAGAGAAAGATCTTATTGGCATCCCTTGGATGCTTGCATTCGCTCTACGCAAAGATGGTTGGTATCTCCGTCAAGATATTATCTGGAGCAAACCTAACCCTATGCCAGAGAGTATGCGTGACAGGTGCACAAAGTCACATGAGTATATCTTCTTACTGAGTAAGAGTCAAAACTATTTCTTTGATGTAGATGCTATCAAGCAACCTACCGTAGACGGTAAGTCTATGAAGAGAAGGAAGAGTGTCTGGGAAGTGAGGACTAAACCTTATAAGGGTGCACACTTCGCAGTCTATCCTACTGAGTTGATCGAGCCTGCCATCCTTGCAGGTAGTGAGGAGGGTGACATTGTGCTTGATCCTTTCATGGGATCAGGGACCACTGCTGTGGTTGCTAAATCATTAGGGAGACACTATACTGGGTGTGAATTACATGAATCCTACTCGCAACTCATCGGAGAAAGACTATGATTGAAGACTGGCGCTATGATGACGGTAAAATGAATGAAAGGTCACTTGCTATGAGTGCCTTCGTCCGAAAGGGTATCGATCTGAATCGTGGTGTGTATGAATTCTGTGCTGACTTCGTATCTCAAGGTGGTATGCTATCATTGTTGAAAGAGCATTGTGATGGCACAGGTGAGAGTCCCTTCACCATGGAAGTGCTAGATAGCATTGCTGATAAAGTTGTTAAGTCTTATTACGAATGGGTGGAGGAAACGTCTTGAAGATTATTATTGTTGGTGGTGGCACATCAGGTTGGATGTCTGCTGCCACTCTGAAGAAGAGATATCCTAATTATCATATCGAAGTTATTGAGTCAGACTCTGTGCCACCGATAGGAGTGGGAGAGTCAACGACTCAATTTTTTAGTATCTGGTTGCATTACTTAGGACTTGAACCTAAGGACTGGATGCCACATTGTGATGCCACTTATAAAGTATCTGTCCGTTTCCATAACTTCCATGATGTTGGAGATGTCCCATGGCAATATCCTTTTGGTAATCCTAAGACCGATGCACAACGTTTAGATGTGTGGTTTAGGGATGCCATGATTAATAAGTGGGACAACAGTCGTCTTGCTAGAGATCACTGGATCTCTGCAGAGTTGGCAACTCAAAATGTGATAGGTGACTTCCCTAATTTCAAACTAGGTAGAGATAACGGTTACCATTTTGATGCATCTAAGTTTGCTATCTGGTTGCGTGATAATTATTGTCTCCCCCGTGGTGTAATTCATACTAGAGGACACGTTGAAGATATTACCTACGATGATGATGGTGTTAAAGAATTATGGTTGGAAGGTGTAGAGGAGCCAGTTACTGCTGACCTCTTCATTGACTGCACTGGTTTCAAATCAATGTTGAATCAGACAGGGTGGAAGGAATATGATTTCCTCCCTAATGATCGTGCATGGGTGACTCGTGTTGACTATAGAGATAAGACAAAGGAGATGGTCAACTGCACAGACTGCACTGCACTGTCCTCTGGGTGGGTCTGGAATGTCCCTACATGGGATCGTATCGGCACAGGGTATGTCTTCTCCAGTAAATATCAAGATGAGAAAGATGCACTTGCTGAATTTCAAGATCATCTAGACGATAGAGTATCTGAGAATCAAGCATATCGTTTGATTAAATTCTCAGGTGGTAGAAGGACTGAAGGATGGTGGAAGAATGTTGTATCCATTGGTTTGTCTGGTGGATTCCTAGAGCCACTAGAATCAAATGGTTTGCTCTCTGTCCATGAGTTTCTTTTCTATCTCATCAGAGCATTTGGTGATCGTCAGGTAATTACACAACAGATCAGAGATATCTACAACAGGATTTGTGCTGAGAAGTTTGATGACTTCGCTGCATTCATTGGTATTCACTACTCATATACACAGAGAAACGATAGTCCTTATTGGAAAGCAGTCACCCAGAGATCAATCCATGGTGCTACTCATGACTATGCACAGGGTGCCTGCATGATTACACCATTCAAGATCAATGACGCTATTAATTTTCATGCAAGTGATTCCATCCCTGCTATCTGGGGTGGTCATGGATTCAATCCTTGGAATGAAATTGTAGAGAATGAGATTAGGATGTATGGGTATGAAGTATTTGAAAGCACTAGACATACATATAAAGACTGGGATCTTTCCGAGTGTATGAATACTTACGAGTATTATACGAAAACTTTATATGGTATGACATGATGTATGAATCACTTAACTGCTTCGAGGAAGCACTCAAGCACTTCGGCACCCGAGTCGAAATGATCTGTGCTATGCAGATGGCAAGGAAGATCGATCCTGAGCAGGCATATCAGATGATCAAGGATGAGCGAGATGAGTTGAAGCAGTGCCGAAAGAAGTGGAATAAATCTGGCGAAAACTGTTGACAAGATTCGGGAAACCCTATATAGTATACGCATCGTTACAAAACGATACAACTGACGCCTCACCGAGACTAAACAGCGTCATTAAATAACAGTCTCTCATACCTGCAATGGAGGGTGTTGCAGGAATATTTCGATCGTCACATCCCTAGTGACCTTACCTACCCTTTTTCAAATGGCAAATTCTACACTAGTACAACGGCAACAAACTTCAAATTGGGATTCATTCTGCGAATGGGTCACCAGCACTAACAACCGCCTCTACGTTGGTTGGTTTGGCGTCCTGATGATTCCAACACTGTTGGCAGCAACCATCTGCTTCATCATCGCCTTTGTCGGTGCTCCTCCTGTGGACATCGATGGTATCCGTGAACCTGTTTCAGGCTCACTGATGTACGGTAACAACATCATCTCTGGTGCTGTTGTCCCCTCTTCCAACGCTATTGGACTTCACTTCTACCCTATTTGGGAAGCAGCAACCCTCGATGAGTGGTTGTATAATGGTGGTCCTTACCAGCTCGTAGTTTTCCACTTCCTCATTGGCGTCTTCTGCTATATGGGTCGTGAGTGGGAATTGTCCTACCGTCTTGGTATGCGTCCTTGGATTTGCGTTGCATACTCTGCACCTGTTGCAGCAGCATCCGCAGTCTTCCTCGTCTATCCTTTCGGTCAAGGTTCTTTCTCTGATGGTATGCCTTTGGGTATCTCTGGCACCTTCAACTACATGCTTGTCTTCCAAGCAGAGCACAACATCCTGATGCACCCCTTCCACATGCTGGGCGTCGCAGGTGTCTTCGGTGGATCTCTCTTCTCCGCTATGCATGGTAGTCTCGTCACCTCTTCTCTGGTGCGTGAAACTACTGAAACCGAGTCTCAAAACTATGGTTACAAGTTTGGTCAAGAAGAAGAGACTTACAACATCGTTGCTGCTCACGGTTACTTCGGTCGTCTGATCTTCCAGTATGCTTCTTTCAACAATTCTCGCTCGCTGCACTTCTTCCTCGCAGCATGGCCTGTTGTGGGCATCTGGTTTACCGCCCTCGGCGTCAGCACCATGGCATTCAACCTCAACGGTTTCAACTTCAACCAGTCCATCGTTGACAGCAATCAGAAAGTCATCCCAACTTGGGCAGACATTCTCAACCGAGCAGGTCTTGGAATGGAAGTCATGCACGAGCGCAACGCTCACAACTTCCCCTTGGATCTTGCGTCTACTGAGTCCACACCTGTGGCCCTGACTGCACCAACAATCGGTTGATGACATTACATTAAATAAGTGATATAATTAGAGGCGTAAACCGCCTCTTTTTTTATGTGGAATTATATTATTGCTGGTCTTCTGTTGGGGGCGGCACATGGTATGTCCGTCCAAGCAGGGGAAGATAAAATTACAAAAGGATATAACAGCATGGATGCCATGGGTTGTATGTTACTTCAAGAATGTAATGATAATGTAGATGAGGTATATTCTCTACTTGATATCTCTAGTCAATATGAAAACCCTGAAAGATATACATTTGCAGCACATGAGTTTAATACTATGCTGCTGACACTCCATCAGATTGGTGTGAAAGTATATCTTGCTGATCAAAAATATTTCCCAGTCAATCATCGTGGTGTTTATCACACTGTGTCCAACAACTTCTATCTCAATCGTAGATATATGGATGACCCTGCTGTCCTGATGCAACTGATGCGTCATGAAGGATGGCACGCTGCACAAGATTGTATGGCAGGCACCATCGAGAATAGTATGATCGCCATCATCAAACCTGAGGAGGACGTGCCTATGATCTGGCGTGTCTTGGCAGAGCGCACCTATCCTCAGAGTGCTGTCCCTTGGGAGGCAGAAGCAGGATGGGCAGGACGCACCGAAGGTATGACTCAGGCAGCACTAGAAGCATGTGCTCGTGGTAAAATGTGGGAAGAATATGATCCCACTCCTATGACACGAGAGTGGTTGAAAATTAATGGTTATATCAAGGACTAAATACAAGAAAGACTCCTAGAGAATGGCAGAGAGGTGTTATGGATCGGAAGGATTTGAGGACGAAGAGCTAAGGAATATACCTAACCCTCTTGACTCCGAGAATCCTTCCATCCCCCTACAACAACAAGCGGCAGCAGGTGAACCTGAGGTGGTTTATCCTGTCTATGCAGGGCGCTGCTACGGTCCTGATGGAGAGCCATTGGCACCCAACCCTCTCGACCAGTTATTCCCTACGCCAGAGACGCCAGAGACCCCTGATGAGCCAGCACCTACCCCTCGTGAGGTAGTGCAGGAGTTGGTCAACAGATGTTATCCAAGTCTTGCTCCCCCACTTCTAACACCTCCAGATACAGGTCTCCCTCCATTAAATACGATTGATCTGGATCTGGATGATCAGGTTAACTGGTTGTGTGATTTCTTTCCTGACCTGCCTTTCTGTGATGGTGGTCCTACAGGTCCACTCCCAACTAAATTTCCAATCCCTGATCTAGGTAAGCCTGGTTGGCCATACCTTACGTCAGGTGATGACTGTGACATCATTGCTAAGATGGCACCGATGGGTCTGTTGGTTGACCTAGGTAATGGATACTGGGAAGATCCCAAGACGAAACGAGTATATTATTGTGAGGGTGTGCCTCACGAGCAGAATTTGCCATGGGAATCATGTGTGTTGAATACACTTGAGTGTCTATTCAAACCATACATGGGTGGTAACTGGAAACCACCTAAGGCAGACTGTGACACCATGTATCCTCGTGGATGGAGTGGCACAAAGGATGAATTCTGTATTGCTAATTGCTTCCCTGATCGTGTGCCTATCATGGAGGCACGGAGTGGTAATGATGCTGTCACCCTACAGATCTCACCATTCAGTAATGGATTCCATAACAAACGTGTTGCCACTGCTAGGTCTGATGGTAGTTGGAATGGTAAGAAGAAAAGATTAGAAGGTGGTAACCAGATCTTTACTTCTGGTGGCACCATCAGTTGGACTCAATCATTCGGTGGTGCTACTGTAAGTATTAATGCCACTGGTATTAATGATGGTGGTGAGTGGGATTCTGAATGGTGGTTTAGTTACAGTGGCAGTCTTCCTGCACTAGGCACCAAACAAAACTTCACACTAAACGGACAGAAGAATAGTGTCACTGTCCAATTCAAAGTAATCGCTGCTGGATCAGCAGGACAAGATCATACCTACTGGAATACTGACGACGGTAACGTTGCACCAGTGGGATACACTTCGTCTGAAAATAACCCACAGTTTTATGTGCTGCGTCAACCTATTGAAGGATCGCAGGGTGGTTACGCTGACAACATACAGATCAAACGTGTGTTAGATAACACTGGTGATGCTGATGTGCAGCATACAGATCGAAATGGACAACAAGTTAACCCATCCACTTGGTATTTTAACGAGGGTGGTCACAAGTATTGGCCAGACAATGTAGATCTCCCTAATGGAGATGCTGTCTACGGTGATACTATGACAGAGACTGCAAAGTTTAAGGACTTCACAGTCGTATTTAAGGTGCGTCCTATCTACCGTAGAAAGGGTGGAGACACCAAGGATATTGATAGTGAATGGCAGGTTGTGTCGTGGTCATATCCTGCCGATAAAGATATGCCTAAGACAGGCACTAGGTTTAAGTATTCTTTCATGCCTAAGACAAATGGTAAGAAAGGAAAGAAGAAAGCACAAGTAACATTTGAATTCACTGGTCCTCCTTCCACTAGGACTACGGTGCCTCTATTCAAATTCTATTCTGAGTCACGTCAGGATACTATGCTCACCACTAATCCTGGTAAACCTGACTCACCTGGTCAGGGTGAGAGAGCACTGCTCAATGCTGGTGGATATGTTTCACAAGGCATTGTTGGTTATGTGTTTAAGGATCCTCAGAAGATGATCTCTTATCTTGCTGATGGTGAGTATGCCACTGCTCTACACAGATATAACTATCCATTCGGCACCTCTGATAACTACCAAGATCATAGATACTCCATTGATCCTGAAGGTGCAGAGCAGCAACCTGAATACAATAGGAAGAAACAGTTTTATCACATCCCTAAGAAAGTCCGTAGTAGTTTACAAGTCATTGCTGATATCCATAAAGGATCTGCAGGATATAAAAACACCTTAGGATTCTATCTTGCCAATCAAAGTGGTCCTCAAAAAGGATTCATCCTAGAGCCTAATGCTAAAGACTCAGGTGCACTTAGAAGGATTGAGATTGATCCTGGTGAATTTAATGGGTTTGAAAAACACACCATGGGATTCTTCTTGATTCCTGATGGTGCTGACTACACTACATTTACTGTGGGTCAAGAGATTACTTTCACCTCACAGAGTGATGGGTTTAGAGGTGATGGTATTAGTAGTGCTGAGAATAACTATGTGCTCTTCTCTGATTCTGATTGGAATCCAGACAATAAAGACTTTACTAAGTGGGATGGTGATCAGTATCAATACTGGGAAGATCTAATCAATGGTGATGATGACTATGATGATTGTAAATTCTGGCACAAGGTTAACTGGACTGATGATGGATATGTGTATGAAGGTATCGAGTGCTATGTCTATCGTGATGCAGCACCAGAAAAGATCATGCAACCTATTGAAAACAAGTCTCCTTGTGACAGTAGGATGTCTAACAGGACATTCTCAGATGTAATTTTACAACGTGCTGACTGTGGTGCATCTTCCCTACCTACAGATGAAGAGTGGGAGATGAAAGTCCAGTGTGGTAAGTGCACTGGAGACTATGTTGTTGAGCAGAATCGTGTCCAGACAATCACCATCGTTACAGGTGGCACCTATGAATTAAAATCCATGGGTGGTATCACTGGTGGTATCTATGGTGACTGCATTCGCTGGAGACAGAGACTGAAAAAGAATGGCAGTATCATTCATGATGAAAAGTATAAGGCAAGAAAATGGCCTGAGATTGGCACAACACTCTTCGGTCCTTTCACTGTTGCTGAGGGAGATACCCTAGAGTTTGAGGTTGTTAGTCTTATCTCTGGTCCTCCTACAGGTCTAGTGACCATGGAGATGTCCTTCTTTGACACCAACACCAAGATGTTTGAGGACACATTCTCCCTCAGACTGGGCACTCACAGCGTCCCTAACGAGCAGTCCAAAGAAGTTTGGGGTGATCAAGGCGGCGGTGCTATCGACACCCTCTACATGCAGATGTATAGTAATGGTAAAGGTGAGTGGTATGCTGGATCACCTGATGGTGAGTCTTATAACAGTAGCATTGGCACGCTGGTATGGGATCATGGTAATGGTGGCAGGACTCCTACAGGTGACTGGCAAACAAACCTGATGGGTAGACCAGGTGGATCCTCCTCAAGTATCAGTGTCAATGAGTGGAGTAATCTGCAGCGTGACCCTGATAATTCCAGAGGATATTCACATGACTATGCTGCAAGACAATCATTCATTGATTCATTCAATGTCCCTGATGCATGGGCACCAAGAGAATTCACTACAGGTAATGTAAAACAAGAAGACGCTGAAGATTTCTCGCTGTGGGATAAAGTACGGCCAGACTTTACTGAGTTGCTAAGTAGGTATCTCTATACTGATGATGATCCTGAGGTTAGAAACGATCCTGAGGGTAATCAGGAGTCATCGAGGACGACCGAAGGTGATTGTGTTGAGGATACTGTCAACCCTCATGAAGGTTTCTTCATCGAGAGTAGAATGTCTCTCAATGATTTCTGGTATAAGAATAGAGACTATTCTAATCCACGCAAAGGATTTAGAAACCAAGCAAACGCTGCCTGTCTCAACTGTGATATCTTTGACAACAATGGAAACCTAGACTGGGAGAGAGTGCACCATCATCTGTCGCCAGGAGCTACTAAACCTTTGTGGTCACAGAATAATGATCCCGAGAATTATTCAGAGGAGGATGGATTTGAGGTGGTCACATTCATCCATGACTATGAATTAGAGGGCACTAAGAATCTTCCTAATGCTACTCCAAGAGGGGGCAAGATCAGATGTGCTATCACATTCTGGAAAGCATATTCTGATAACGATCCATCAGAGTCTAGAATGCACAAGGCAACAACATGGAATGCTATGGTTGAAGTGCTAGAAGTATTGTCTTATGGCACACACTATAGACCTAATGAAGAGTTTGTGTTATACTGGCCACCTGAGCGTGTGAAAGAGAAAGAAAATTCCTCGGTCTCACCTCACTACCCAGATCAAAACAACCATGATGAGAAGACGGTAAGGGTAAACAGAGTTAACCTTGGCACTCAAAGGTGGGAATCTTATAGTGGTAGAGGTCAAAGTAATTACCAATCTATCGCTGTGCATGAGTCTTATTATCAAGAGTCACATCGCACTGGGTCTAGAAGATGGCATCTTCTAACTGACAAACTAAAACATAGAGTTAAATTCAAAGTTATTATTGGTGACATACAATGAGTAATGGTTTTGGGGATTTTGTCCCTGATGTTAAAGGCAAGAAGCGCCACGAAAACTGGGCAGAAAGATCCTTGGAGAAGTCTGCTCGTGAATTGAAGATGCTTCGCAAAGTCATTGAGCAATACAAAGATGATCCCAATGGCAAGCGTAAGATGCTGAAGAAGATGCGTCGTCTGTGGAGATCTAACCTGCAAGAGGTTAAAAACATGGACTACAAACCTAAAGGTGAAGCATGGGTGCCACCTACTCTTGTCGATCAAGATGAGACTATCGAAGATCCCCGTGAGACCGAGGGAGATTCTGTAGACAATATGAAGGAAGAGGACATGTCACGAATCCGTGATATACTAAATAAGAATTCCACAGAAGACCAAGACGCCCATGATCAATCTGCACCAGAAATACAACCACTACCTCCACACGGATAAGATCTTGGATGACCATGACATCCATGAGCGTATCATCAGTTATGGTTGGCGAGATGATGGCGAGACAGTAATTGGATACTATGTCTTGACAGAAAACCACATCTTGCATTATGATCTTAAAGAGCGACTTCTGGATAAGAAGAAGCGAGAGCTTCCTCAACCCAAAGGAGGTCCAACTCACTGGCGCACAGTCAATCCACTTCATGATTGACTGGGGAAACCTCCCCAACTGTCACACGGTTGACAAAAATGGAATTCCTGCTAGTATAAATAACCATCCGTGACTTACGTTACGGATTGTTACAAACGGAGTCATGTCGAGACTCCTATCATCTGCGGGTAAAACTCCGCAAGTAAACTAAGGAAACAAATACAAATGATCAAAACTGCAATCGCTACTCTTGCCGCTACTGCCGCTGTGGTAGCCCCATCTGCTGCCCTTGCAGGTCCCTACGTTAACATCGAGGCAAACTCTTCGTTCACGGGATCTAACTACACTGGTACAACTACAGACGCTCACGTTGGCTACGCTGGCACTGCTGGTGAAGCTGTGTCTTGGGGTGTGCAAGCAGGTCCTAGCTTCGTCGTTACTGACGGTGGTGAGTCTGATACTGTCCTCTCTGGTAAGGTCTACGGCAGCGTTGCTGCTACTGAGAAACTCTCCGTTTATGGTGAGTTGTCATTCGCTGGTGGCATCGATGATGCTGACAACGGTTATGGTACTAAGGCAGGCGTGACTTACAGCTTCTGATAAGTTAATATAGATATAGGGGGAGGCAAGTCCTCCCCTTTTTTATTCCCTGAAATATTATGGCATCGAATCCAGGACCAACTGCAATTTATACGAGACCAGGATGTCCGTATTGCACAAAGATAAAAGAACTATACAATGGTAAAGGTTGGACATACTCTGAGTTTGTCCTCGGTAGAAACTTCACTAAACCACAGTTTTACAACCAGTTTGGACAGGGAGCAACCTTCCCACAAGTCCTAATCAATGGTCGTGTTACTGGTGGGTGCACCGAAACCGTTAAGTATCTCATGGAGAAAAAACATCTGTAATGACAAAGCGGTCTATTGACAAAGAAGAGCTTTACGCGATTGTTGATCGTGCCATTGATGAGGCAATGGTCAACAATCGTTTTCTTTTCAACATGTATAATTATTTGAGCGCTAGTAAGTGGACACGACGTGCGACAAATGATTTCATTGAATCATCTGTTGCAGCAGAGTTAAGCAATACTGTGCAAGAGCTTGATGATTTTATCAAGGGTGGTGACAAGCAACTAAAGGAAGCGTATGGTCACCTTGGTAAACCTCAAGCAAGAAAGATACGAAAGTATCTCTACGGCATTCTTGAAGACGCTTGGAAATACCATCACGAAAGACGGCCAGGTCGTCGAAAGAAAGTCGCTAAATAAAAATATCAGGTAGCATAGGAGGTATGCCATGGCAGACGCATCTTTTCTTTATATTGCATTCTTCCTTACTATCGGATCCTTCATCTTAGGGTTGATCGTATCATGGAATCTGCGTAAAGTATGGGATGATTGGAAAGCAAGAGCAGAGTATGCTGCTGTCGTAATGCATCCAGAAATGGAAACAGAAGACGGTATTGTTGACCCATCAGAGTTATTGTACTTGCGATTTACAGACGAGGATGATATACTAGAAGATGAAGATGAATGATGTATTTTAGGAGACCATTCTAGTGAGACTTATGATTTCTGAAGTGCTACAAAAAGCACATAACGCCAAGACAAAGGCGCAGAAAGTGAAGATCCTGCAAGACAATAACACACAGACTCTTCGCTCTCTGTTTATTATTAACTTTGACGAGACTATTGTACCTCGTGTCCCTCTGGGTGAGGATGTCCCTTATCGTCCCAACGAAGCACCTAAAGGGACAGAGCACACTCTGCTAGAGCAAGAGGGTAAGAAACTCTATCGCTTCTTCAAAGGTGGTGATGATACACTGCCCAACATGAAGGTAGAGAATATGTTTATCCAAATGCTTGAAGGACTTCATCAGTCTGAAGCAGAGGCATTGATCAAAGCAGTGAATAAGACACTGCATAAAAAATATAAGATTACTCGTGCTTGTGTGGAGGAAGCATTTCCGTCCATTGAGTGGGGCAATCGCAGTTGAAGATCAAAATTTTACATCAGAATTGTGATCCTACGATGGCACAGGATAAAACCTTGCCCTATACTGCATACCTAGTTGAGTATCATGACGGAGATAAAGTCTGTTATGATATTGCTAGTGCACCCAAGACTGTAGATCTCTTTGACTACTATTGGGATAATTATAAACACGGATTCAAAAAATGGACACAGACAGAGGGCAGGGTGAATCCAAAGATGTGGAATCCACCAGGCACCAAAAAAGAAAAAGGAAAATAATGAAGCAGGAGATCTATACTAAAGTAGATCCAAGGACCGTTGGTGAAACTCTCATGCCAGATGATGAAATGACTGAAGAGGAAATGGAGAGACAAAAGAATATTGAATTGGGGGCAAAGGTCTCAGCAGCGCTGGGCACCCTATTCATTTCACCCCTTGTGCTTATGTTTGTTTGGAATGCATTCATTCCTTCACTGTTTGCACTCGCTGCCCTGAATTACTGGCAGAGTATGGGCATCATAATTATTTCACGATTGATCTTCCCTAAGAATGACTAAATTTTATTCTGATCCTATCGAGCATTCCTCTAAGGTTTGTTTGGTATCTGTGACTCCTGATGCTGAGAAGCATATGGGATACGTTGCTCGCGTAAGCAACCCAAAGAATCAGAGCAACCCTGAGGTTGCTGGACTACTTAAGTATTGCATCAAGCATGGGCACTGGTCTGTGTTTGAGCAAGCACACATGACTCTTGAGATCAACACTACTAGGGGACTGGCGGCTCAAATACTGAGGCACCGTTCTTTCACATATCAAGAGTTCTCACAACGCTATGCAGATACTAAACTGCTGGCAGATACTATTGAGGTGCCTGACCTGCGTCTACAAGACACCAAGAATCGTCAGAATAGTATTGACGGTGTGCCTGCAGACCAGAAATCATTTCTCCAAGGTCGTATCCATCAATACTTTATTGAGGGAATGGATCTCTACAATGAATTGCTTCGAGAAGGAATCGCAAAGGAGTGTGCTCGTTTTGTGCTTCCCCTTGCCGCGCCCACAAGAATTTTCATGACAGGATCTGTGCGTTCATGGATCCATTATATTGAATTGAGGTGTGCTAATGGCACACAGAAAGAGCACATGGACATTGCTCAGTTGTGTAAGCGTCACTTCGCGTGTCAGTTTCCTACTGTTGCTAAAGCACTTGACTGGTGTGATGACAAAAAAGAATGTGGTTGTCCTGATGAATGGGATGACCTTCAACCATGTTTGAGGATCGATTAATGCCTACTTACCCTGTAATAAATAAAAAAACTGGAGAGAAAAAGACTCTCTCCATGACCATGAAAGAATACTGTGATTGGAAGGATGAAAATCCTGATTGGGATAAAGACTGGATGGAGGGTGTCGCTGGCACTACCTATGGTCAACCCAAACAATCTGATGGATTCAAAGAGGTGATGCAGAAAATTCAAGCAAAACACCCTGGTGGTAACCTTAGTCGCTATACCTGATAACCTATGCCTCGTAAGAAGTCTCCCGTCCCGTTTGGTATGAGTAATAAGCAAATGAAGAGACGTAAACCGATTAATTTAGACCACCTGAAAACTATTCAGCCTCTAACTGATCATCAACAAGAAGTTTTTGATTGTTATGCTGAGGGCAAACACCTTATTCTTCATGGTGCTGCTGGCACAGGTAAAACATTCATCAGTCTTTACCTAGCACTACAACAGGTGCTAGATCCACAGTCACCATATGACAAAGTTTATATGGTGAGGTCTCTTGTGCCAACACGAGAGATTGGTTTCCTGCCTGGTGATCACGAGGATAAGAGTAACCTTTACCAGATTCCTTATAAGAATATGGTTAGGTTTATGTTTGAGATGCCAGATGATAATTCTTTTGAGAATCTGTATGCAAATCTCAGGACCCAAGAGACTATCTCTTTCTGGTCTACATCATTCCTTCGTGGCACCACACTTGACAACTGTGTTATCATTGTGGATGAGTTTAGTAACCTTAACTTCCACGAGTTGGATTCAATCATCACTCGTGTCGGACAGGATTCTAGAATCATTTTCTCAGGTGACTACGCACAGTCAGACCTAGTTAAAAAGCATGAGAAGAGTGGAGTCCTTGACTTCCTCAAGATCGCCCAAGCAATGGAGTCATTCTGTTGCATTGAGTTTGGCATCGATGACATTGTGAGGTCTGGTCTGGTCAAAGAATACCTAATTGCAAAACACAATCTTGGATATGTTTAATGATGTTTACACATGTTGGTCCTGCTAAACCACTCAGTGAGTTGGAGAGCAGGACTCTACCCTATGGACGTTTCTATAAGATAGACGACGGTTGGTTGCCTAGTGTGACTACCGTCGTTTCTCATAATACAAAGGCAGGTATCCTTGCATGGGAGAAGAGAGTAGGTTATACTGAAGCGGAGCGTGTGCGTCGTGCAGCATCTTGGCGTGGCACAAAGTATCATGGTATCGTGGAGGACTACCTTAACAATGAATTGGAAAAAGTTGAAGAAAGCGAGGGTCTTCCCGCTTACCTTTTCAGGTCTGCTCGTGAGACTCTTAATCGTATTTCTAACATACATGCTCTTGAAGCCCCTCTTTATAGTGCTAAGTTGGGGATTGCTGGTCGGGTTGATTGCATTGCTGAGTTTGATAACTCTCTAGCAATCATTGACTTTAAGACTACAAAGAATCTCAAGAAGGAAGAGCACCTAGAGAAATTCTTTGTGCAGGAGGCAGCATATGCCTACATGTATTACGAGATGACTGGTGTTGAAGTTGACAAACTCGTCACACTATCTGTGGCAGAGGATGGACAGGTGCAGGTCGTTGAGAAGCATGACAAGGTGCCCTACATCAATACTCTTATCGATTGGATCGAAGAGTATCGTTACTATGTGAATAATACAAAATGAAAGATACATTCTTAGGCATTCCATTTTATAGATTCTATTTTCCTGGTGACATCAAGGGAGTAGAAGAAGCATGTAAGACTCTTAACTATCGTCCTAATGGATCTAATATGATCTGGGATGGAGTGATCGAGAATGGTTACGGTGGTAGCGATTTACATAGACATCCACATCCTGAGTTGATTAATCTGTTTGTATGGATTGATCAATGCTTGGATGAAGTTGCCAAAGATATGGGCATGGATAACAGACTCAAGATTAACTCAGCATGGTCTCATCTAAATAGACCAGGGCAATTCTTTTACGACCATACACATGCTAACTGTTTTGTTAGCAGTAACTACTATGTGAGTGGTCTTGAGCAAGATAAAACCAAATGGTTTTGGCCTAATCCTTACTTCGATAAGACAAACATCTGGCCTTGGGGTGAGTGGGATGAGGATAAGTTTTTCCTCACTCATGAAGAGTCCACTGAACCAGGCAAGTATATTGTCTTTCCTCCAATGATTAGGCATCGAGCAGCGCCAAACAGTGCTGCTTATGATAGAATTACTATTGCAGCAAATGCATTTCCAGATGGATACATCAATTCTTCTGGCGTATCCCATCTAGACATCAAGGTTCTGTAAATGAAAGAAATTGAAGAGAAGTTTATGACACAAGGCAAATTCACCTCACTGGTCGAGCACCTAGTGAAAGAAAGTGATGGTCTTATCAATTACATTGAAGCAGTTACATCCATTTGTGAAGAGTATGAGATTGAGGTTGAAACTGTTAACAAACTAATCTCTCGACCACTGAAAGATAAGATCAAGTGGGATGCCCAACAACTTAATTACATTAAACGCACGAGTAGAGGAGTCCTTAACCTATGAGTGAGGAATCATTTTTCAAATCAGATGTCGTAGTCGAAGAGTTACAAGACATTCAAAAAACTTATACAGATCTGTTGAAAATGTCAGCAGGTCTTGCTGAATTCTCTCCCAAGGAGAGACTGGATCACATCGAGAAGACCCTAGAGTTGATTGCGAAACAGAAAGTATTCTATGCTCGCCTCGCACTAGCGTCACATGGTATCGAACCTGGCGATGAGAGTGAGGAAGTTGGTTTCCTTAAGTCTCGCATCGACCACATGTCAGAGGTCTATAGCGGCGGTCACAGTTTGCTCACAATTCTGGATCAGATGGAGCAAAAACTACAGACATGGCGTTATAACATCAAGAAAGACCTTGACAACGACTAAATAATATGCCATCATAATACGGTGGCACACACGCCAAATACAAACTACAACGGAGAAATACAAATGTCCTTTTCAAGTCTCAAATCAAAGTCTGGATCGTTTTCTAAACTGACCCAGCAGATTGAGAAGATGTCTAAACCTCAAGGTGCTGGTCCCGACGAGCGTCTTTGGAAACCTGAGGTTGACAAGTCTGGCAACGGTTATGCTGTTGTCCGTTTCCTCCCCGAGCCTGAGGGTGAAGACCTTCCTTGGGCACAAGTGTGGAGTCACGCATTCCAAGGTCCTGGTGGATGGTATATTGAAAACTCTCTCACTACTCTGGGTCAAAAAGATCCTGTTGGTGAGTTGAATCGCACGCTGTGGAATAGCGGTATTGATGCAGACAAAGAGATTGCTCGCAAACAGAAGCGTAAACTCTCTTACTACAGCAACATCTATGTTGTGAAAGATCCTCTGCATCCTGAGAATGAGGGTAAGGTTTTCCTCTATAAGTATGGTAAGAAGATCCATGACAAGATCGTCTCTGCTATGCAACCTCAGTTTGAAGATGAAGAACCTATCAATCCTTTCGATCTGTGGAAAGGTGCAGACTTCAAGATCAAGATCCAGACCATTGGTGGTTACTGGAATTATGACAAGTCTGAGTTTGCTTCTGCAAGCATCCTCGGTAACTTTGATGATGAAAAACTTGAGGAGATCTGGAAGCAACAGTATTCTCTGAAAGAGTTTACTGATTCAAGTAACTTCAAATCTTATGAGAAACTTGAAGAGCGTCTTAACATGGTGCTCAACAAGCGCTCTCAACCAGTGCGTCAACGTGATGAGTCAGAAGAAGATCTCTTCAACTCTGATGACATTATGACACCTAACGCAGTGGTACAACCTGACCCCACACCTAGTGGATTTGGTGCTAAGATTGAAGAGTTGAATAAAGCAGACGACGGACCTGATCTAGATTACTTCGCTGCTCTAGCACAAGAAGACTAATGAAACTCCCCAACTGGCAACATAATTCTGGCAAAGACCAGAAACGCACTTTGAAACCTCAAGCATTGAGGCAAGCAAAGAAGCGACGCAGTGCTCTCAAAAAGAAACTGCTGTTTGGTGCTGCTGTGTTGGGGATTCTTTCTGTCCAACCTGCCAACGCACTCACTTGGAAGGAGTTTTGGGAGCCATTCCAAGACGATCACCACCACCACTATCATTATGACCATGGTCACCACCATCACTATCATCGTCCTAGACGACGTTGTGAAGTGGTAGTCCACCGTGAGATGTGGGTGCCTGGCAATTACTATAGATCAGGTTACATGAGACGATGGTCCGAACTAGAATGGAGGCGCTGTTGACCGAAGCTATTGTCTACACAAATGGTAACCAAGAATGTGAGAGACTGCTCTCACTTCTAGAGAATACCAACGTCAAGCGAAGAGTATACATGCTTGACAAAGATTTCACCAAGCAACAATTTCAAATGGAGTTTGGTGGTGATGCACACTATCCTCAAGTCGCTTTCGGTGTTAGACACATCGGTGGCATGAAAGATGCACTGCATTACCTCAAAGAGAAAGGACTCATTCACTAACCCCATATATTATTTCACTTTCAGTTCACAGAAAGGTCGAAAAAAAATTCGGGGTATTTTTTGGTCCTCAGGGTTTTTGCAAATTTACTATGACACACTACAAACCTTATTCGCCCGAATGGCATAGATTTAGGTATCTTAAAGAATCAATCTACAAATATCTTGATGACGGCATAGACAACGATGTTATCATGCAAGATATTCTAAATATTGTGTGTGAGCGCCAAGACGCTGCACATGCCGAGTATCATAAACTCGAAGACCTAGAATCCAAACTGCGCGTTTAATATGCTGTCAACCGCCTACCGCCTTCGTCTTGAAGGCATTTGCCGCTGCATTGCTAGTAATGAAGAAGTCCCATTAGAAGATATGATCTGGGCAGAGAAATTGGCAAAACGCCATACTACTGCTCGTAACTGGTTAACCAATGCCAGACGCCTTGCTGCAAATCCAGATGTAGAGGAAGGGGGGACAGACGATTTTTTGAATAAGATGGGTTTGGGAGATCCAGATCCAACACGTCATCGCACTACATTTGAGTCCGCTGACGATATTGAAGATTGGTTTCGACGTGATAAACCTGATGACTGGAGACAACGAGATTAGACCAGTTGACTATTTGCTCCTTATTAGTGAAATGGAAGGAGCGTGCACATACACAAAAAAATACGGTTGGACCGAGGATCATGAGATCCTACGAAAAATGTGCAACCGTTATTATAAGGAATATTTTAAGTTAAAGAAGAAAAGTTAATATCCTCCTCCATAACCCTGACTCAGATTAGTGCCACTGGACTGACCACCACTTGACCCGTATTGGTTAGTTTCAGTGGTTGTTTGTGTTCCTGCCTGAGTTGTAGTGCTTGATGTAGTGCCTGCAGCACTTGTAGTCACGGTTGTGGTGCCATCAGCAAGTGTCTGACCTTCACCAATACCGAGAGATTCGCGTGTAAACGTCCTAGACGTATATTCGCCAGTTGCAGCAAACTCGACAGATGGGATATTTCCAATATCTGTAGAATACTCGTCTTTGACTGTTTTGAAGACTTCTCTAACAGCACCTTGAGTGACTTTATCGCCATTTTCGTCAACTTCGCTATTTGGAAGATATTCGCAAAGATTGAGGAATTCCTCTACAAATTCGGTTAGATATTGAGGTCTTAAAAGGTAAATATTGCGTTTATAGTCATTATCTCTAACTTCATATTCCCAGTTAGTTACTGGAAACAGTAAATCTTCTTTTAGGACAGGTGTGCCGTCAGGACGATTATATGTGAAACTCTCAGAAACAGTCATTCCTGATTTCAGCATAATATCACCCCTAGGTGACCTAATTTCTTGAGTTTCCCAATGATGGATATCGTCGATATTTGAGTAATGAGTAGAAGCAAACTTATATAACTCATCCTCTGTCATGGGCCATTCATCGTAAACATTGATGATGTTATTACAGATCAACACCACCCAGTCATACGCCATATTGCCATAAAACTTCCAAGCAGTCTGATCAGGTCTTTCATTGTTAGGGACCGTATACTGCTCAAAACCCAATACTACATCATCTAGATTATCTCTAATCTTAATTCTACGAAAGATATTCTTCGCCAAGACATAGGGATCTACGTTATCACGTCTATAAGACGAGTTTCTAACATAGACATTAGGTAAGAATGTAAAGTAATTAGACATTAGAATCCTCGAAGAAGTCTCTGACAAGGAGACCAGTTTCTTTGAAAGTCAGTTGCATTTGATAAGCAACAGGACCAAAATCATATGTTTCATCACCACCTGCTCTAGATTGTAGAGAAGCATAATTACCACCCTGTGCAAGATTGAGTTGCATACCACCCAACACACACTTAACAGGGAATCTCATGAGGTTTTGAAGGACTCCTCCTTTATCACCACTGTTAGGTGATACGATTTCTTCCTGCTCTCCACTTGACTTATGTCTGACAATGCTCAAACGGAAGTAATCAGGTATAGTTAGCCACCTATTTTCACTGCCAGCTCCTGTACCATAGGCAGGTAACATTGCTTTTCTGAGTGACTGAATAATTTCATTGATAGTGACAACATCAGATGCAGTTTTAGGTGCAAGCGTAAAATTAAATGAATGTTGTCTAGGATCAACACCCTCAAACACCATTTCTTCGTATGGGTTGAAGATTTTCTTCTGAGTTAGTGCTGATAGACTATTAGGTGTCAGACTTGCTGATCCACCTGTAGCACTTGCAATAGTGCTGATTGCTTGAGCACCCAGAGCAAAACCTAGTTGTGGTTTCGCTGCTTTTGCCATGGATTCAACCTTTGAGCCGAAGTCATCAGAGATACCACCAGCAGCAATCATGTCTCCTGCCAAACCAACAGCACCTGATCCCACTTCTCCAAGTGCTTGCAAGTTATATCTTGCACTATAAGATTCAGCGAGTTGGTTAGGAAGATATAGATAAATCTCTTGTTTGATAGATCCGCCAAATCCCTTATTCCTAGATCTACCGTTTCCACCTACATAATTATATGGATTATTGTCCTCACTCTGAGAATCGTATATATCGATCTTCAGATAATCGATCACCTCAGTCGGAAACTGCGCATCAGGTTTGATCGCCTGACGACTGTTTGTAGACGTAGGTCCATACGGTTTGGACTTTGGAAATACCAATATTTGGCTCATGAGTTACTCGGGAAAGTTTAGACCTTCAAATATCTCAAAATATAAGGGTGACCCTACCAATATTATTTATAGGTCTTTGTGGGAAAGAAAATTCATGGTTTGGTGTGATAAAAATGAAAACATCCTTGAATGGGGCAGTGAAGAGATTATTATCCCCTATGTCAGCCCTGTTGATAATCGGATTCATCGCTATTATCCCGATTTCTACGTCAGAGCAAGAACCAGGCACGGAAGGATTAAGAAGTTCATTATCGAAGTTAAACCGCTCTCGCAGACTAAAATGCCCAAAAAACAAAAAAGGGTAACTAAGAAATACCTCACTGAGGTTAAAACTTATGCAGTAAATGATGCAAAATGGAAAGCAGCACGAGAATATTGTGCTGATCGCCGTATGGAATTTATGATACTCACCGAAAAAGAATTAAAGGTATGAGCATCTTCAAAGACGTAAAAGATCTTGCTGAAGGTAAGACCCAATCAAAAGACTGGTATCGTAGTCAACTCTATTACGGTCTGGAGGACTATACTGGCGGGTTTACGCCAGGTGATATTATCACTTTCAATTACAATGCCGCCAACCCTAGAGGGAATCTGCCATGGTATGATAGGTTTCCATTGGTGCAAATAAGTGATTTAGACACTCCAATGGGTCAATTCAGTGGTGGCAACGTGCACTATTTAGCACCAAGTGCCCGAAAAGGCATCTGTGAGTCATGGGCAGACGGTGGTCAAGCATATCCTGCCAGATGCCATCATAAATACTTTATATCCAACTGTAGTAATGTAAAAGTCGTCCCGAGGATCGAGTTACGCGATATGACTCCCCTCCCCATTGAGCAATTCGTGTTTAATGTGTTAGGACGATGGGTTGATGTCCCTTCAAATCACATATGGAGTCGCCTATAAATGGCATATTCAGAGCCTAATGGTTTTAGGAGGTTTTATGATCTTGTAGCATCTGGTGCCAAGGAGCCATCGAGGTCTAACCTATTTTCCGTGTTTATCGGGATACCTCCTGTGCTGCGTGCTAACGAAAACTTTGATTTCAAAGAATACCAAGAAACTATCAACTATTTCGCGGATTCTGTAACTGTTCCTGGCAGGAGAATTACTACAGGTCAAGTTAGAGACGTTGGTGCAATGCGTCGTTTTGCCACTGATACCGCTTTTGGTGATGCAGCATTCTCATTCATCCTTACAAAGGACATGTATGCACGCACATTCTTTGAAAGATGGATGAATTACACTGCATCAGACGCAGAAAATCGTGTTACACTGTATGATCAATATACAACTAACATTATTATAAGTAAGTGGGAGTCTGGGTCAGGTGTTAAATATAAGGACGCTATGACTGATGCAGAGCTTCGCTTAAATAGAGTCACTGGTGTATGGCAGATGTATGGAGCATTCCCCTATGACATGTCTGCTATGAATTTGACTAACGGACCTACAGATCTCATCAAGGTAGATGTTAAATTCTACTATGAGAGATATAGATTTGACACTGTATCAGAGAATATCTCCTTTGATGCAAACAAAGCTGACCGTGTTGTTAACCAATTCTCCGATGTCGCTAGGACATTGGGTATTCCTATAGCACAGGCAGATGTCGCCAGATATGGCATCTAAATAGATTTAATAGTATGGAGTATTATGCCTTTACCTAAGCTTGCAATTCCTGAATATGAATTGACACTTCCGATTACTGGTCAAAAGGTTAATTATAGACCTTTCCTTGTAAAAGAAGAGAAACTACTATATCTTGCAATGGAATCGCAAGATGAGAAACAGATGGTTAAAGCAGTTAAGACTATCATCAAAAACTGCACCAACCTGAAACAAAAAATTGAGTCACTTGCCACTTTTGAAATTGAGTATATCTTCCTTCGCATTCGCTCTAAAGCGGTTGCTGAAGTGAGTGAATTCAAAGTCACTTGCCCTGACGATGACACAACAATGGTCGAAGTTGCTGTGCCTCTAGAGGAAGTTGAGCTCAACATCCCTGAAGGACACAAGCAGAAGATCATGCTCAATGATGATATTGGTATCAAGATGAAGTATCCTTCACTGGATCTCTTTATCAACCAAAACATGAAAGATGAAGCAGATCTAGATGATATCTTTGATCTTGCTGCACAGTGTATTGAGGCAGTATATGACACCGAAGAAATTCACACCGATTTCACGAAAGCAGAAGCAATCGAGTTTCTTGAAAATCTGAATTCTGATCAATTTGCTAAGATTCAGACATTCTTTGAAACTATGCCCAAACTGTCTTATACCTTGAATGTCAAGAATCCTAAGACAGGTGTAGATAATGAAATTAAACTTGAGGGACTAGCGGCTTTTTTCGCCTAAGCCTAATGCATAATAGTCTTGAAAATTACTACAAGACTAACTTTGCATTAGTGCAGCATCACAAATACAGTCTCACTGAGATTGAAAATCTGATGCCTTGGGAAAGAGATGTATATGTGAATCTTTTATTGGCTCACCTCGCTGAAGAGGAAAGACGCCAGAAACAAGATCAATCACGAATGTCACTTTAATGGCAGAAGCAACTATTAGAAAGTTTGTAAAGATCAAACCAATGTCGGGTAAAACCAACTTTGGTCAGTCTTTTAATGCCTTGCGCTTATCTTTCAATAGAATTGGTAGTGGTGTAGAAGGAGTCGGACAAAACTTAAAAGAGACTACAACTCTATTAGAATTTCAGACAAAATTCTTTTCTGATAAAGGTAGAGCAGATGTAAAAGAGATTGAGGATGATGTAAAGAAAGAAGTCTCTTTGTGGTCTAGGGTTAAAAACTTTCTCAAGAAGAAGAGAGCAACAAAGAAGAGAAAGGTAGCAGAGCAAGCCTCCGAGGAAATGGCGAAGGAGGTGCCGAAAGAGGTAGAAAAAGGTAAGAAGAAAATGAAGAAACCGATGGGTTTCTTCAGTAAGTTGATGGGATTCTTAGGGACCATCTTCAAATATTTTATTGTATTTGGTGCCTTAGACTGGTTAAGTAAGAATGGCGATAAGATCGTAAAGGTCGCCAAACTATTTTGGACGATAGGTAAATTCGTCTTCAAATTGACGAGCCTTGCAATAGGCTCAATCATGGATGGACTGACCAATATCTTTGGTCGTGGATTCAATGAGTCAGGTATTAAGAGAGGATTCCGCTTTGTAGGTGGAATACTTCAACTTGCTGGAGGCTTGATGGGTCTCCGCTATTTGATGAGACCATGGAAACTTGTGACTGACGCAAGAATGGTCATGGGCATGTTCCAGAATTTGGGCAAACAGAATGCCGCCACAGAGCAGCGTCAGCAGGCATTCAAAAACGGGTATATTGATAAAGAAACGGGCAGACCTTATACTAAGCAAGAGTATGAGGCGATGCGTAAAGCCGCCAAGCGTAAAGGTAAACTTGCTGACTTTGAAGGTAGATTTAAGAGCACACGCGGTCCACTAGGTAGAGCTAAGGACAATATAGGTCGTAGAGCTGGCAATATCTACAAAGGTGCCAAGGGTAGAATGGGTGGTGCCTTTAATAAATTCAAAGGCTCCAAGATGGGTATGCGCTCTAGTGGAGCGCTGAAGAGAATTGGTGGTGGTAGTGTTAAAGGTGGACTAGCAACTGGTGCATTCGCTGCTGTGGGTGGTATCACTCGCACAATGGCAGGTCTTGCATCTGGTGAAGCAGAAGGTAGAGCAGTTGGTGCTGGTGTAGGTCAGGCAGCTGGATCTATTGCTGGTGCAGCAGCAGTCACTGCTATCGCACCTTTCCTAGGTCCTTTGGCACCTATGATTGGTAGTGCCATTGGTGGTTTCTTAGGTGAGAAACTTGGTGCTTTTATTGGTGACACTATGCAAGGCATAGTTGAGCCACTTAAGCAGCTCTTCAGTATTAGTATGGAGGTGATAGGTGCTGCATTCAAACCCATCTTGGATGAAGCGATGGGCTTCCTCAGTGTATTCTTTGAGGTTATTGGTGGTTTAGTTGGATTCTTGCTTGGTGGTGCATTCAAAGTTATTGGTGCGTTTACCAAGTTTGTATTTGGCACAGGATTTAAGATTATTGGTGAGACAGTTGCCCTTGTTGTAAGGAATGTCAAGAGATTGATGAATCCTGGCAGTGTTGCTGCTGGTATCTTTGACTTCTTTACCTTTAACGCATTTGATGTAGATAAAGGTGGTAAAGCTGCAGGTGGTAAGGTTGATGCACCTAAGATGGCTGAGGGTGGGTATGTAAACCTACCTCAAATCACACTCGCAAAGTTTATTGGCACAGGTATTCTAAAGACCATTAAAACGGTCATGCAGTTGCTTGGACCTTTGGGTGAAGTAATTAGAGCAAATATTTCTCAAGAGCTTGCTAAGTTAGACGGCATCTTTAATCAATTCTCAGAGGGTGGACCATTTGATGGCTCCATAGAGATGCGTGCAAGAGGTGGTGCTGTTAGGAAGAAGCGTCCTAAACAAGGTACTACCTCCGAGGACAGAATGGCAGGGGGTGAAAGATTTAAGAAACCCAAACCATATGCTAAGGGTGGAAAGATCTTCCTTCACTGGACAGGTGGCGGATATAACTTCAAATCTAAAGGTCACTACCACAGCATCATTCAGGGTGATGGCAGTGTTTATAAGGCACACCCATATGATCAGAGATCTGGTGTTGCACATACCTACCTAAGAAACAGTAGTGGTATTGGTATGAGTATCGCTGCTATGGGTGGTAATCCAGATTACTGGAGTGTCCCTGTAAAGGATGTGCAGGTCGATGCATTGGCAAAAGAAATTGCCAACGTTGGTAAATTATGGGGATGGAGTCCTAATGATATCAACATTAAGAATGTGATGACTCATGCTGAGGCAGCATCTGGTAAAGATGGTCTGTTGCCTAAGAATGATAACTATGGTCCTACAATGTGGGGTGGTGATGGCACACGTTGGGACCTCTTACGTCTGAAGAAAGGTGGTAAAGACGGTGAGGGTGGTAACATCATCCGTGCTAAGGCACGCGGTTATATGGGTGGTGATTCCACTGTTAAAGAAATTGATGGTACAACCACTTCTCCTAAAACTGCAGCGACACCTGGTGCACCAGCTCCGAGTGATAGCTCTGGGACAGATTTACCTGAGACGGAGCAGAAAGAAGAGAAGAAAGACACCATTGCTACTAGAGTTGAGTCAATCAAAGCAGCAATTAGCAAGCTCAAGGAAGCATTTGGTGGTGGATTCTCTGAGTCATTGAATCCTGCTCCACCAGCTCCTGCTCCTACTAGCACTGCATCTTCTGGTGCTGGTGTCAGTATGAGTGCAACAGACACTGCAGTGAATCAACAGATCACAGCTATGAATGTATTGAAAGAGAAAGCTCACCAGGTTGAGAAGGAAGAGCTGGAAGAATCTCTTCCAATACCTGTAATGGTCAAAGTACCTGTGGAAATCCCGATAAATAATGGGGGCGGCGTGTCTAATAGAATCGTCGAAGTTAACACTACAAATGGAATGCTAACTAGGTAATGGCAGATATCCAGCAACCACAAGTAAAAATACAGAGAGCTCGACTCTATAAGTATGTTTCCTTCAAAGGGAAGTTGACTGGTGCTGCCAAGAAATACACTCCACTCACTGCAGCAAAGAGACTGGGAGATGTAGAGAGTGATATGAGTTTGGGGATGAAGAATCTCCTAGGTGGTGTTAATAGTATTGGTGCGACACTGAATAGTGTAGCTATGACATGCGAGAATATGAATCTCGCTATCAAAGAGAGTGTTGCAGCTCAAGTAGCGTCAGCTAACAATATAACAAGAAGCAAAAAGAAAGCTGAAACTGATAAGAAAAGATTGCAGCGTAGGAAAGCTGCTGCAGATAAGAAGAAAGAGCAGGAGGCAGGCAGAGACAGCGCTGAAGATGAAGTTGAAATGACCTCTAAGGCTCATTTCCTGAATGCCATGGAGAATTTCAAGGCTGCAGGAAAGAGTGCTCTGAGTGGCATCCTAGGGACTCTAGGTAAGTTGTTTATGTGGATAATGGGTGGATTTATCAAATTCGCCATATTTAATTGGATCATTGAAAATCCAGATAAAGTCCAGAAGTTAGCTAAAGGACTGTTTGCGATAGGTAAAACTATCTACAAAGTCACCAGCTTTCTGGTTGGTATGTCATTTGATGGCATTACAAAATTCCTTGAGAATCCAATCAGTCTCAAAGGTCTCTTAGGATTTGGGCAATTCCTTATAGGGTTTGTACCTCTGTTAGGTGCATACGCATTCCTTAAGAATCCCAAGGCAATGATCTCTGGGCTCGCCAATGTGCTCAAGGGATTGATTACAGGTCTGGGTAACTTGATGAAGGGTGGTAAACTCTTCAGTAAGATGAAGACCTTTGGTCAGAAGTTTAGACCAGGTACGAGAGCTGGATCCATCTTGGGCTCTGTTGCAGCTGGCACAGCTGCTGCTTCACTGGTTGCAGCAGGTGGTGGTAGCACCTCTGAGGTAGTCGGTGCAGGTGTTGGTGCAGGTGCTGGTCAAGCAATCGGTGCTGCTCTGGGTGCAAAGACAGGCATACCTGGCATGGGTATGGTTGCTGGTGCTGCGGGTGGTTTCCTAGGTGGAAAGATAGGACAGTCTATCGGTGGCATGATGGAGCCACTGGTCACTCCTATTAAAGAATTCTTCACAATGATGAAGGAGGTGTTTGATGCTGCTATCGCACCTATTAAGGATGGTTTGACTGAATTCTTTGATGCTCTGGGAGCAGTGATGGGAGGATTCATTGAATTCCTCAAGCCTCATATGCCTATGATCAAGAAGATCGTTGGCACAAGCGTTAAAGTTATATTTGCACCACTGCTATTACTGCTGAAAGGATTGACAGCAGTCCTTAAATTCTTTGCACCTAGTGGTAAAGCTGAGAAAGATAAAGAAGTCAAAGGTAAGGCTGCTGGTGGTAAGATAGTCACACCTTCAATTAGTCCACCGCCTGGTTTACCTGAGGCGGAAGAAGGTGGCACAATGACCATACCTGGTCAGATTACAGGGTGGTTTAGCCACCAAATGGAAGAAGTCAAGAAGTTACTGAGTGGATTCGGTGAGCTTCTTATGCTTCCATTCAAAGCAATCGCCAATGGTTTATCTGGTGCAGTTGGTGATATGGTCGGCAATATTCCTATTATTGGTGGTCTAATCAAAGGCGCTGGTAATTTACTAGGCAACGTATTCGGTTGGAATAAGGAGAAGAAGGCAGCAGGTGGATGGATCCAAGGTCCGAAGTCAGGTTATCCTGTGTCCCTTGATGGTGGTAGATCTGTATCTTTCATTGGTCATGGCACAGAATGGGTGGGGTATAAAAAGGCGGCTGCTGGTGGTGCCTTTGTTGTCCCATTTGATACTCCTGCAACTGACAGAAATCATGGACTCACCTCCCTAAGATGGAGAGAGGCCGCGGCGGGTGGTTATCAACTACCACAATTCTCTGGTGGTGGTGAGTTTGATGCAGTCCTAGATCTCATCGCTAAGTATGAGTCGGGCTCAGGTGGATATGAGGCAATGTACCCAAGCACTGTGCTCAAGGGTGCCACTAAGATGACTATCTCAGAGGTTGCTCGTAAGGCAACTGGTGCAGTGGGTATGTATCAAAACATGCCTGAATTCTTGGTAAAGAGAGCTCGCGCAGTTGGGCTGAATCCTGCTAGAGCAAAGTATAATAAGACAAACCAGAGAAAGATCGCTAAGTATCTCATCGGTAAGGGTCAAGCAGGTGTGACTCCTCAGATGATGAAGGATGATCCTGATGAGGCAATGATCAGACTGTCTAGAGTCTGGGCTGCAATCCCTGTCCCTAAGGATATGCAGGGACACACCAGGATGCTTAAGAAGGGTGAGTCATACTATGCAGGTGTAGGTAGCAATAAAGCACACATCACCCCTGAGATGATGTATAAGGCGATGGCATCTGGTAGTGGTGTCACTGCAACAGATACATCCACTGGTGATAAGACACCAGCCTATGAGAAGAATCGTAAAAAGAATAATGAGAGTAAGAGCTCAGGATCAGACAGCTCAGGAGAAGACAAGAAAACAGAAGGTAAGTCACCTATTGATAGACTGAAAGAGTCCTTCAATCTACTGAAGGAAGCATTCAGCCCAGACATGGTGAGCTCACTTAAACCTACCGCTACTGCTGGATCTACTATTGATAGTAAAGAGCAGGACCGTAAAGAAAATAAGGCAAACGCTATTAAACAGAGAGCTGAAGAAATTCAGGCATACCAACAGGCAAGCAGTCAAGCAATCGGTGCAGTGCAGAAACAAGGTGCAGCTGCAGGTGACACAGAGGTCCTTAGTTTCCTACCTGGCAAGGATAAATATGACGTAGATGATTTCTTCCAGCCTAAGTTTGGGTTGGTTGCTGATTCCAATACGGAAGCGTTTAACTTGATGTAATATGGCAGAGAGAAAGTCAAAACAGTATAAACTCAACGAGCTAAGCATCGAGATTCAGCCCGAGATCGATCCTAAGGAAAAGATTGATGCCAAGGCACGCCAAAAGGGTGAGAGAGTATTTGATATGGCAGCTATTGTAGCGTCATTTAAGTATGTTGAATCTATTGAATCACCTTTCCTAAGATGTGATATCACTGTTGTGGATGCTACTGACTTCAACAAGATGTTGAGAGGTGGTGAGACTGTTAGTATTAACTTGGTAACAGATTCATCTAAGGATTCTCCACTAAACATTAAGCTCAGAGTGTATAAGATTGGCTCAGTGATCAAGCGTGAGAGAGCCCAGATGTTTGTTTTGCACTGTGTGTCACCTGAGGCATATAACAACGAGTTAAACAAGGTATTCAATGCATTTGGTCCTGGTGAAGGATCTAAGAATGTAGACAATATCCCTAGACATATTGTCAAGAAGTATCTCAAAGCAGATAACAAGAAGGCTCGGGAGAAAAACTTCGAGGCACATAGTAAGCTGAGCTTTATCAGCCCAAACTGGAGACCTACTGACTGTATCGCATACATCGGTGACAAAGTAACCAGACAGAATGGTAAAGGTAATGTATCCACAGCTCAGTCTGGATATATGTTTTTTGAAAATAAAGATGGATTCCAATTTAGATCCATCGATGGTATGTGTGAAGGTGCTCTGATGGAAGGCAGAGATAAGTTTAAGTATACTTACACACAGCAAGGTGTAGAGGGGACAAGCGGTTTCTATAACATTGAGACAGTGCAATTCCCTGATAAGGCAAACCATATCGAGAAGATGAGGTATGGTGCATACAAATCTCTAGCGATTGGTATCTCCATTCCTAAGCCCACAGACAGCTCAATGACACAGACAGGTGCTACTTCCGATAAGAAGAGCTCACCTGCTGGGACAATCTCTGGACCTAGAGAAATGAAATTTGGTGATCTATTCAAGAGAGCTAGCACCCTTGAAAAAGAGCCACCATATAAAGTTGGTAAGATGATGGAAGCATCACCAACCAGAAATAAGATCAGAATTGTGCCTGCATTTAAGAATCAAGCAGGGTTAGGAGATGCTAACAACGGCACCACCACCCATATAGATACACTAAACGTTGCAGAATATGCAGCGGCTCGCTACAATCTACTTAAAGCAATCAAACTGGAGGTTGAAGTACCTGGCAATACTGGACTAGGGGCGGGGCATATTATACAGGTCGCAATCCCTGCCGCTAAGCAAGAAGGTAAGACCGTTAAAGAGGACCTGATCTATAGTGGTCATTATCTAATTGCATCATTACAACATATCTACCGAAAGGAAGGTATTACAACTAAGATGACCTTACTAAGGGATTCTATCAAAAAACAAAACTACTAATCCTATACCGCTTCTAACAACAATGGAAAATATCGAAGCACATATCCAGAAGGATAAAGAAATTCTGGACAATCCTAACACAAATCCTCAAATGCGTCGTCACATCGAAAGCGAATTGCATGACCTAGAGGATTATGTTGAGCATCACAAGAAAGAAATCGAGGCAGGGGATCATCACGATCCTACATATCTCGAGCTTTACTGCGATCAAAACCCATCAGAACCTGAGTGTCTAGTATATGAAGACTAAAAAACAAATCAAGTGGGAAGAGGATCTTATCAAGAATGGTCCTAAGTCTTTCATGCAAGCGCTAGCTCTTAACGCCATTAAACAGAGAGACAAGAAAAAGTGATACATAAAGGGGGTTGACAAACCTCCTTTTTTATTATTATAATTAACCATGAAAGGGTTATGAGGAACTTTGAAGAGCTTATATTGGGGCATTGGTTAAATAAACATCAAGCATTCAGTAACCCGAGGACTTGGCCAATGATTCACCTTAGATACACTAAGGTAGAGGATGGCGTCCTAGAATTCAAATCATGGTATAATTATTTGAATGATTCACAACCATATCGTCATAACTATTTCTTCTGGAGATATGAGACTGATGGTTTGGTAAGAGTAGAATCAGTAAACCTATTAGATCCTGAAAAGAAATATGGTTGTCCCTACTGTATTGTATGGGATGGCGAATACTGGACAGGTAAACCTGACGGTCCTTGTGTCTCTAGAGGACTTGAAGTAGAAAGCACAATGAAATTCAATGATTACGAGTACTTTGCCCGTGATGCTGGTAGAAAAATTGATACTGGTGAATTAGTTTGGGGTAAGGAAGGAGATAAAGGAGAATTTCATTTCAAGAGAGTGACTAAATAAAAGAAACCCTTTATAAGATGCAACAACGCTCAGATTTTGCTGGCAAGGATGGTTACACTTGGTGGGTAGGAGAGGTCGAGAATGTCGATGATCCTGCTGGGTTGGGTCGTGTCAAGGTAAGAATCCTTGGATGGTATACTGGTCACCAAACTAAGGAAGACTATACTAAGACTGTCCCTACATCTACATTGCCATGGGCAACTGTACTGCTGCCTACAGACAAAGCACAAGTAAAAAACGCAGGTACTGGCACTGAATTGCAGTCTGGTGCGTGGGTCCTTGGTTTCTTCCTTGATGGTGAAGAAGCACAACTCCCTTGTGTCATGGGTGCACTTCGTGGTTTCCAGACCAAGGCAGATGATAAGCGGACAACTGTTGCAGATGGCACACAGGCAGAGAAGCGTGCTGTCAACCCTAACCAAGCAGCAATGGATGGCACAGAGATTAACTCTGGATCTCCACTGGTTAAGATTCAGTCTGAGCAACCTTCTGATGTAAATGGTGGACAGGAAGAATCCCGTGGCACGGGTATCTCCACTGCTGAGCAAACTACTGAGGGTAACGCAGTTAGTAACCCAATCAAACCTCCTACACAAGCACAGAGTATTGCTGATGGTGCGGTTGGTCCTGCTGGTGATGGTTTTGAAAAAGATATGACTCGTATGCTCACTGAGTTGGGCACGATGGCATCATCTTTGGCAACTAATCCTTCTGGCACATTCGTGTCAATGATCACAGGTAAATCTGTGTCTGGTGATAAGATGCTGGAGCACCTAGGTAAGATCTTTAACTTTATCTCAGGTGGTCTGTCTGGTATCCTTGCACCACTAAAAGAATTCTTGGCAGAAGTTATTGCTAAGGTTGTCAATCAGATCGTGAAGATCGTCTCCAAGTTTATCCCACTGGCAGTGCTGATGGGTATCATGGATTTGCTACAGACAATCCTAGATCTCTTCTGTATCACTCCACCTGGTTGGTTAGGACTGGTGCAAAGTGCGCTAGGGGATGTGAGTGGGTTTGCCAATAGTATGGCAAATATGATTGTTGACAAGGTTGTGCAGTCCAGCATCGGTCAACTCATTCAAAACAAAGTCCAAGGTATTACTGATCGTATCCTTGGTGGTATTAAATCAGCAACTGAAAAGGTAGGACAGATTGCATCCACTGTCGTAAAAGGTATTAATACTGCAAAAGCACTTGCATCTAAAGCAAGGCAGATTGGTGATACTTTGCAGCAGATCTTCTCCATTGACTTTACTTCACTTGACTGGGGTGATCTGATTGGTTTCATTAAGATGCTGCTGGGTCTGTTTGTTAAGAAAGACTGCGGGAGGAAAATTAAACGACCGAAGTCGAAACAGTGGTTCCCATTGTTGGGGTCCACTGATTGCGATAACCTAAGCACATTCATCATGTCCACACCTTATGCTAGTGTGGCAGATTACTCTGGTGATACCAGTGGTAAATCATATATTAATAGTCTATTTGAAGGAATTGATCCTACACTAATGGCAGTGCAGGGTTGGTTGAATGGCACCAAGCACATCGAAGATGCAACGCCTGGTAAATTCAAATCAATCGTGCAAGGTCCTGGTGGTGTTACTAAATTCCAAGACTCATATGGTAATGAGCACACCAATGTCCCTAACAATGAAACAAAGATCATTGCAAGAGACCAGTGCACAGATGTTAAAGGTAATAAGTGTGTCACCATTGAAGGTGACTATAACTTGAAAGTCATGGGTAACTTCAACCTTGAGGTTATCGGTGCATTCAATGAAAACATGAGTAATGGTCCTCAAGCAGAGGCATCTGGATCATCTAAGAAACCACCTAACGATAAAGAGAAAACCAGTGGTGGTGGCGTTAGCACTGGACAACCTGATAAAGATGCTCAAGCACAAGAGGATGCAATCCTTAAGGGTGTTAAGAAAGAAGAGCGTAAACTTGACAAACTAGAGAAAGACCAAGACAAGAAAGCAGACTTCTCTTATGCAAGGCAAGTGCCTTGGGATGGTTATGACTATCCTCGTGTGCCTGGTGCTGACAAATATGGTCGTCACCCTAATGGTGCTCAACTGAAAGGTCAGGTGCAGGACAAGAAAGAGCAGAAATCTGCAGAGGTTATCGCTGGTGATCACAACGTTGCATACACTGGTGATGTTTCCATCCAAGGTAACAAGGTCAAACTGACTGCTATTTCCAACTTCAACATCAACGGATCTACAATCAGACTGGAAGGTAATACCATTCAGAATGTTGCTGATGGTGAGATTACTAACGAAGCAAACTGGATTTCATCCTTCTTGAATGCTGGTAGGTTTGAATTTGTTGGTCTGTTTAATGTATTTCCTGGTCTTATTGGTCAATTCAGTGTTGTTAAAGGATCCATTGTAGATATCACATGTGACGTGCCATTTCCTGGCACTACACCTCCTGTGCATATGAGAATTGGTGTGGGTAACACACTTCCCACTGCTATGGCAGATATTATTCTCGGCACATCTGGTGCACACTTTACATTCGTTACCTCAGCAACTGGTGCTATTGGTGAGATTGTATCCTCACCTGGTGGTGCTATTGTTAACCAAGTGACAACTGGTCTTGCATCTTATGGTGTGGGCACTGGTTTCATGGCAACTGGTTGTGCTGTTGGTCCCCACCAAGTCTATGGCTTGCCATTGCTGCTGAATTGATGTAGTATGGAAGGGTCTAAGATCCCTTTCAATGGAAAACGAAACCTACCTGGAACATATTTTTGTCAATTTTACTCAGAGAAAGATCACTATCGTAGACGATGAGGGTTACGATGAAGTGATTCAGTATCGATTTGATGACGAAGGTGCTGAAGGATTCCATGAAACTATCACATCTTTCAAGAAAAACGTCCCTGACGAACTTATTACTTATTCCGCTCCATGAATATTATTCAATTAACCCAAGAAGAATTTGAGGAGAATGTTGACTTTGCTCTCAAACTGGTAGAGAAAGGACATACTGTAAAGATGAAGACTAAACGTGATCGCTCTGTGATGATTGCACCTATTGCAGGATTCGTTGAGCACGATCCTCGTCTTAACATCCCCTCTCCAGAAGAAGCAGAAGTAGATTCCCCAGAAGATATTGCTGCCTATGTGCAGGAATCTCTCGCTGATATGACGAGGGACTTCTAATGAAACTCCCAGTATTTGAGATACCAATCTATAAGTATGAAATTGAAAACTGGGAAGAGAATAAAAAGAGTCTGATGAAAATTCTCCCAGATTTTTTACAGAAGGGGGATTTTACAGATTACTATGATAATCAAATGGCATCATTCATGCCTCTGTATGCAAACACGGTGTTTAACCTAATACAGAAGTCAATGGAGGATTTCGCACAGTATTATCCATGCCCTGCCCAGATTGTAAATATGTGGTGTGAGAGATCACGAGCGGGTGACAGACACGAACCACATAATCATGGTGCTACTGGATTCTCTGCTGTATTATATGTGCAGTTTGAAGAGGGTAAACATAAACCAACTAGATTCTTCTCACCATTCGGAGATCCCGCTAATGGTGATCTCATGCAATACGAACCTGATGTGAAAGAGGGTGATCTCATCATTTTTCCATCATTCCTAATTCATGAAAGTCAAATGTGTGACACGGATTATGAAAGAATCATAATCTCATTCAATATCATGGGACAGGACCAATATAATATCCTACATAGTGTATAACCTGTCAGTTTCGGATGAAGAAAATCAAGATTCTTTCTCATTACGCACATCTTGATGGTTTGGATGGACCAATCGGTATTGTCCAAATTTGGACTTTTTCGGGAGTGCCTTTTACATTTGATGAATTGCCACTTCCTGTCCAACAAATGGAAAACGTAGCACTTGACGCAGATACAAGAGAACGCTATCATATCGAAGATCTCTACCGATGGTCTGAATATCTGATTGCTGAAGAAGCACATCCACTCCTATTCGATCTGGAGTATATGATCGAGAATTTTGAAGAATTGCCAAACTAGCTCAGCTGGATAGAGCAACTGTTTTGTAAACAGTAGGTCAACGGTTCAAGTCCGTTGTTTGGCTTCCGTGTGAAGGAAGTATGATCACTGTAATCGACAACTACTTACCACTTGAAGTATATGAGCATCTATATGACCATATGGTCAATGATGATCATTTTATGTGGGTATGGTCTAATGGAGTTAATGCTTATAAAGATGGGCACAAGCAATTTGTGCACACCATTTATAATGAATACAAACCACAGTCGTGGTTTTTTGATCACTTGACTCCAATCTTTGAAAAGTTGCAAGCAACATCTATTATTAGAGTTAAACTCAATCTACAACCACGAGATGTAGAGAATACTGAGCAGGGTCTACACATTGATAATGAATCTCCTACCGCAAAAACTGCTATAATCTATTTCGGCACTAATAATGGTTACACCAAATTCGCTGATGGTCAAACTATCGAGACTGTCGCTAATCGTGCAGTTATCTTTCCTAGCAGTTATCAACATTCTGGTGCTACATGCACAGATGCGTCGGAGAGAATCGTGCTAAATATCAATTATCATGAGTGATATTATTATTGTTGATGATTTTCTTTGTCCTGCCTATCAACATCTGATCGAGAATTATTTCTTTGGTCCTGCTGTTGAGTGGACAGAGATTGATGACATTGCTATGGGTGACAGTGGTGGACTTGAGCACCTAGGTAATAAACGTAGAGGGTGGCACCACATTATGTGTGGTCCTAATAAACCATTCCCCGATGGATCCACTCCTGCATTCAACTTAATTGTGCCCATGGTGCTAGAAGCATTTGATATGTGTGGGTATAGAGTTGATGATATACATGTATCAAGAGCATTCAAAACAGATCCTCACGAGGATCGTCTTGAATTTATTCATGTAGATTTACACTCACCACATCATGTTTGTCTATATTATCCACATGATATTGATGGGGACACTATATTTTATGAGGAGAAGTGGCCTGATGTAACTATGGAAACTCAACCAACAACAGAGTTTCATGAGTTTAGAAGGGTATCTCCAAAGAAAGGCAGAGCAGTGATCTTCGATGGCACACGATTTCACTCGGCATTTAGGTCCGCTGTCAAAGATCGCGTTGTGATAAATACCAACGCTTTTGTGTCTTATAAATAAAACTGTATGAAACGCTAGGATAACGTGGCAACTAAAAGGATCTCCCAATTAGATACTATTGCTGACGCATTGGTCACGGGCGAAGCTGTTCTTCCTATCGTTATCTCTGATCCTTTGATCCCTAACCGTAAGGCAAAGATCAATCAACTGTTTAGAAGTCTGTCTGCAGGTTCTGCGACAGCTCCTGGTATGGCTTTTGATTTGGACCGAGATACGGGAATCTACCAATCTGCGGTCAACGAGATTGGTTTGACATTCGGATCTGCTTCTCTGTATAACAGTCGCACAGCAAATACTGACGGATCATCGACGCTTGTTATCAGAGCGATTGATTCCGCATCTGCAAATACCAACGTGCAGATATCTCCACAAGGTAGTGGATTTTTTACAGTGCAAGGACAAACTGTCCTCACTGACGTGCAATTCTATCTTCAAGGTGATCAAAACACTGCGAAGAGAGCACACTTTAACGTTGATACTATTTCGTCTCAGTCTGGCACACGTCGCTTTGATTTGCCCGATGTAGGCAGCAGCACGAGCACAACTCTGGTTGCTAATGACACCTTCCAGACGCTGACTAATAAGACTGTTCTTATTACTGACGCAAACCTTTCGATCATTGGATCTACTACCACATCGAAAGTTGCTAAGTTTGAGGTTGATAACTGGGAGTCACCTGGCACTCATACATATAAACTTCCCGACTTTGGTGCTGCTAATACACAATCTACTATTCTGGATGATATCACAGAGCAGAATGTGTTTAACAAGAATATGGTTAACCCCACATTCTCTAACACACCATCAACCGACGAAGAAAATAATCCCACGAAATATGTCATCTTTGATTCTTCACAGTTGACACTTGATCGCACAGTTACATTCCCTGACCTTAACGTCAAGGTGGTTGGTGAGGCATCGTCTCAAACACTGACTGCAAAGGTTTATAAGGGTGCAGTATTCGCGGATACTGATGCTGAATTGGGTGATGGAAGAAAGATTCAGTTTGATCTATCCAACATTGAGGATAATCAAACATACAACTTTGCTTTCCCAAACAACGCTGTTACAGCGCCGCTAAATAATCCTCAGGGCGAACCTAATATCCTCGTTTCTGAGAGAAAGACTCAAACACTTTACAACAAGACGGTAGAGAATTTTAGTCTTAACAACCCCAACGAGGTCAATGGTATTATTAACATTGACACCTCAAACATCACCGAGGGTGTTACAATTCAATTCCCTAACGCTGATGCTACGTTGTTGTCTACCAACAACATTTCTAACCTTGCAATTAGTTTCGGTGGTCCTATCTCAGCACCTACACTTGGTGGTCAACTGAGACTTCAATCACATTTCCAGTCAGGATGGTAATTAAAAAATGACAGCAGGAAGACTCGCAGCTAGTAACCCAAGCGCAACAACAAATACGGTGCTGTATCAAGCACCCATCACTGCTACTGCCAGCACAGTTGTCAACGTGACAAACTGGGACAGTGGAGCAGGCACCTATAGAATGGCACTGAGAGATTACGATCAGGTGTTGCACCTTGATGGACAAGAATCTCAAAATGGTGGCACAAAAACCACCTATCAGTATCAAAAAGGTAACCCTATTAGTGCATATCAACTGGAAGTTTCTCCAGGATATAACTATGCTGATGCCTTGCCAGGATCTAATATTGATTCTACAAACGGTGCAAAAGCAAAACTTTTAGACATCTTCAAAGAGATTACTGATGTCACCTATTACACACAGGTGCAGTCTCTCAACGAACTTTCCTACGGGGGTGTTGTTTCAGGTACATTCCAAGCAGGTGAAACTCTGACTGGTGCAACCTCTGGACTTACCGCTACATTCCGTGGTCAAGGTGTCGCTAACAGTGTTTGGAATATTATTCCCAACGTATCTAACAGTGCAACCTCTCTGCAAATCTCCAGAAATACTGGTCTTGCAGATGGTATGTATCTTACATTGACAAATGCTGGTGATACTTCTCTGACTGAGATTGTTTCTATCGATGCATCTGGTATTAACACAACTACCAACACTCTGACTATTACTCGTAGTGCACTTGGCACAACTGCTGGTGAGATTCCACCTGGTCGTCTTGCAACTGCATGGTCTGCATCTGGCACCGTGACTGCAATCGACGAGGGTGGCACATTCGCTGCTGGTGATACAACTTTGACTGTTGTTAACTCTACTGGTTTTGTGACTGGTAGTTTTATTCTGATTGATAACGAGATCCTTGAAGTTACTGGTGTTGCTGGTAATGACTTGACTGTTACTCGTGGTATGGTCGGCACAACTGATGCAAACCATAATAACGCAGTTAACGTTACTCTCCTCACCAACAACGGTGACTATCTTGTTAACTACTTCACTGAAGGCGAAGACGTTACAGGTAATACATCTTCTGCATCTATTACTCTTAACTTCACTTCAACTGCATCTGTTGTAAACCAAAACCGTTTCGTATTGTCTACGACTGGTGTGAATGCAACTGATCACACCTTTGCTGATACTTACACTCTTGATGTTGATAGGACATATATCTTTGATCAAGAGCACTCAAGTAACACAAACTATCCTATGAAATTCTCCTCTGATAACGCAGAGGGCACCAACGGCACACCTACACCAGGTACTGAGTATACTCAGAATATTACTAAGGCAGGTACTGCTGGATCTGCTGGTGCATTTACACAAATTGATGTTGCCGATAGTTTGACACCATCACTCTTTGCATATGCTGATGGTCTGACTGGATCCCCTCCAGCGGCAGGCGGCACAACTGGTGTTGGATTTACAGCAAACCTTGACTTTAACCCAACATACACTAGAATCTATGTGTATGATGTTTCAGGCGAACCTTTTGCCGCTGCTGATACGTTTACTATCGGTGGTACAACTCAAACTATTCAGGCAAATGGAGTTTACGCTGGTCCCTATGGATATGTGCATGATTTTGATGATGTAACTAATCATTTGAAAGTATCACTGTCTCCAGGTTCTCCAGCATTCACAGCGGGGACGGTTTTCTATGATACACCTACACTCACAAACGCCGACCGTCGCAGGTCGGAAGTTGTTGACGGCAAAATCCTTACGATCAATAACATCGGCGCTGCAGACGGTTCTCGTGCTGCAGGCACTTACGCTAACCTTACACCAACCTCAACTACTGGTAGCGGTGATCTCACTACTACAAGAGTAACAGTTGTAGTTGATGGATCTGGCGCTGCTACAATCACACTTGTTAATGGTGGTAAAGGACATGCTGCATCAGATACTATCACTATTAATGATGGACTTCTCGGATCTGGTGGTGGTGCTGCATTGACATTTGATGTGGCAACTATTTCAACTGGAGTCCACACAGGCACAACTGGTGTTTACTCCGCAGAGGATTACATTTTCTATGACAAGGCGATTGGATCCAAGGTAACTGATAAGAATACAAGTATTGTTGTTGGTCCTGGTCAAAACCTTTTGATCTATGGATCAAGTGCAAGTCAATCATTCGTTGTGAATGGTTTTGAAACTGAGTCTTCTGATTATGTCGAGGTCCCACTCAACAAGGACGCCAATGCTGGTGGTGCTGCTGGTGGCGCACCTGGCGGTGGTGGAGCACCAGGTGGTGGCAACTAATAAATAACCATATCAGGACGCAAAAAGTAAATGGCACTAACCCGTCTTAAAAATATCATCACGTCTAGGACAGGACGTATTATCTACGTCAACCCTGACGACTTCGATGCGTCTGACGCATACGACAATAGAGGTAACTCCGCGTTGCGTCCTTTTAAGACATTGCAACGTGCATTCCTTGAGGTAGCACGTTTCTCATATAGAGTGGGTCTATCTAACGACGAATTTGACGCATTCTCAATCTATCTGTATCCATCTGAATATGTTATTGACAACCGTCCTGGTACGTCAGACTTCAATAGCATTCAACCATTCAACGAAAACACAAACTTCGATCTAACGTCACCCTCTAACGAGTTGTATAAATTCAACTCTGCTCAGGGTGGCATTGTCGTACCTAGAGGTTGTAGTGTTATTGGATCAGACCTTCGTCGTACTAAAATTGTGCCGAAGTATGTACCCTATCCTACAGTTAGTGGTGCGCTCGGTATTACAGCATCTAACGAACCACTACCAACTGCTATCTTCAAACTAACTGGTGGTTGTTATTTCTGGCAGATGTCATTCTTTGATGGTGACACCACTGGTGTTTACTATCGTGATGATCTTGCTACTATTGCCCCTAACTTCTCTCACCACAAACTCACTTGTTTTGAGTTTGCTAATGTAGCAGATCTGGAGCTTTACTATCAGAAGATCTCGAAAGCATACGCTACAATTCCTGATACCTCTGGTATTGTATCTCAGGACCAGATTCAGGCAAGAATCGAAGAAAACAGAATCGTTGGTCCTATTTCCGACGAATTTGCTGTCTCGCAGATTATCCGAAATGGACAAACTGCAACAGCATTTACTGTTGATGAATTAGGTAACCCCAAAAACCACGGATTCTCTGTGGGTGTGGCAGTTAATATCTCTGGTGTCACTGGTCCTACTGATCAGGATGCTCTACTTTATAACGGGTCATTCCTAGTTACGTCTGCACAAGGTAACCAGTTTACCTATCAGATGTCAGCAGAGCCCACGGGTAACGCACTCGGCAGTAATGTTCTTGTTAAGGTTGAGATCGATACTGTTGACTCTGCATCACCATATGTCTTTAACTGCTCGCTAAGATCAGTTTGGGGTATTGGTGGTATGCACGCAGATGGATCTCGTGCAACTGGTTTCAAATCAATGGTTGTTGCCCAGTTTACTGGTATTTCTCTACAGAAAGACGATCGTGCATTTGTGGTGTATAATCCAACAAATGGAGCGTATGAAGCGCAAGCGAGTGGATCTGGTGCACACATTAATGGATTGGCAAAATATCGTAAAGGATGGCGTCACTGCCATATTAAAGCATCCAATGACGCATTCATTCAGGTTGTGTCTGTGTTCGCTGTGGGATTTGGTGATCATTTCTTCAGTGATAGCGGTGGCGACCTTTCTATTACTAACAGTAACTCAAACTTCGGAAACACCTCCCTGCGATCTAAAGGATTTAAGGCAGCAGCATTTACAAAGGATAAGGCAGGACAGATTACGCATGTAATCCCACCAAAAGCAATTACTGATATTGATGAATTATCAGTTAACTGGGTGTCTTTCGATATTACTAAGACAAAAGCAGTTGCTGACCCAACAAAACTTTACTTGTATGGATATACCACAGAGGCGGGAAGACCTCCCTCAAAAATACAAGGTTATACTGTTGGTGCGCGACGTGATGATGTTAACACACCTGATCGTATCTATGTACTCCTAAGAGCATCAGGATCTACAGACCCAACAACACACTACGCTGATATCAACCCTGCTGGTAAATCTGTTACTGGCACAAGAGCAGGTGATGATGATTCTCCTATTAAATGGGATGAATCTAACTCTGGATGGTATCTGCAAGTTGATGGATCAGTTAACACCATTTACACGACACTACAGGCAAACCCACTGTATCAAAACTTAGGTTATACACCTAACTCTTTTGTTAGAAGAATTCCTGACTCAAGAAACCTTGTCGATAGAATCTATCGTTATCGTTATGTCCTTGATAAGGATGCATTCCCTGTGCCCAGAGTGCCCATTACTGGTTTCGTGATACAACCTAGATCCAGTGAAACTAACTCTCCTGCATATACAAAGACATACTACATCTATGCCGTAGAGACACATCAAGAATTTGAAAGAGGTGTTACGGATGGTATTTACTATCTGACACTGTTGAATGCTTCGGTGTCACCATCTACATCTAACTTCAACGATTTCTTCTTCTCACAGCAGACAGTTGATCTGTATCCTGCATTTGACAGAGATAACCCTGTCGGTGATCCACAGGCAGCAGTATCTGTTGCAGATAATGAAACGTTGGGTCTGGTGTATACAACTGATGGTGCATCACCTGTTGCTAACATTGATACTGAGAGATCTATCACGAAAGAAACTTCACAGTATTACTTGCTTGAATCTGAAAATAACATCGGATACAACACTACATCTAACCTGTTGAATGGTATTAGTGTTACAGCAAGACTTGGTGATGAAGAAGAGCGTAAGATTCCATTGAAACTTAACGCTGACAATAGTGTGCAACCTATTCTCGTAGAATTGAGAAGATATTCTATTCTTAGAGCATCTGGTCACACGTTTGAGTATCTTGGATTTGGTCCAGGTAACTATTCAACTGCATTCCCATCCACACAGGTTGAGGTGCTAACACCCGAGCAAGTTAGACTGTCACAGTCTCTCAAAGAAGCATCAGGTGTTGCATACTACTCTGGTGTTAACAGTGATGGTGAGTTGTTTGTTGGTAACCAGGTTATCAACCCAGTTACAGGTCAGATCACAAACGAAGATATTGCACAACTGAATGTGTTGGGTGAAGAAGACACAACTATCGAGACATTCTCCGAGTTGGTGTTGACTGATAAACTAACCGTTATCGGTGGTGCATCTAACCAGTTGGAATCTGTATTCTCTGGTCCTGTTACCTTCCAGAAGAAAGTAACATCACAGGAGAATGTGCAGTCACTGGTATTTACATTCTCCAATGATGATGGCACCACATTGAAGCAACAATTCCTCGCTGAGGAATTAGGCACTGGTTTGCCTGATGTTGACGCTGGTGGTGCATATGCAGACGGTGATATCTGTTACAACGTTGATTGGGAACCAGGACAAGCACTTGGTTGGATCTATGACGCTGGTGACTGGTATAAGTTTGGATTGAGTGATACTACACCAATTACATCCCAGAGATATAATGGCGTCACTCATTATGGTATCGGTGAAGCACCTGACGCTAACAATAGATTCAGGATTACTGGTAACGTAGCAGTTACTGGTGACATTGATGTGACTGGTAAATATGGTTGTGCTGATAAGTATGCACTTGCAACTGGCATAACTAATAGTAATAATGGTGTTGTTTACAATGGAGATGCAACAACAACAAGTTTCGCTGTGTCCGCAGGACACACAGCATACTCTCTGCTGGTATTCTTGAATGGTGTTTGTCAGGTGCCTGGTGTTGATTACACCGTGACATCTAACAGTGTTGACTTTAGTATTTCTTCACCACCTGGTAATGGTGATGTGATTCAAATTCGTGAATTGGTTATCTAAAAATAAATAACAGTAAACGAGGGTTCACATGGCAACTCAGATTATTGGCAATCAGATTAATCAGGTTACTCGTGCCATCATGGAGGCACTTCAGGTAACTGAGCAGATCAACCTGCCTAATCTTAACCAAACACAGATCAATGCCCTAGGCACACCTGCATACGGCACACTGGTGTATAACAGCACCGAAGATATGGCACAGATATATCTTCAGGATGCTGCACAAGGTGTACCTGGTTGGGATGATGTTGGTGGCGGTGGTCCCTCTGTTGGTGAAGAGTCAATTATTAGGACTAATGGTCCTCAAATTCAACAAAACATTACTGTTGGTCCTGTTGCTAACGGTGGTGCAGAATTTACTAACGGATTCTCTGCAGGTCCGATTCAGATTGATAACGGATATACTGTAACAGTTGAAAATGGAGCACGATGGACTATCATCGGTGGTGAGGAAAACGACCTCTCTGAAGGTACTCCAGTCCAAGTGAAGTATGCTCAGACAGAACCACTGAGATATACTATTAGATCCCAAAATATTAGTGATGGCGCAATTCCTGGTTTAGAAATTAATATTCAACCTACACACACCGACTCTAAGATTTTGTTGATTGCTAATGTTATGTCAACTGGTCAACACGTCTCCAGTTTTGGATTCATGAGACAAATTGCTGGTGGTGGTCAAGTAACTCTCGAACCATCGGGACATCCTGGTAACAACAGTAATACTGGCAATGGTCGTATTGCTACTTGGTATCGTGGTCATGACACGCAAGGTCACATCTATGCACATACTGTGATGTATATGGATATGCCAGCAACTCAAAATATGTGCTCATATGTTGTGGGTGGCACAGCATCTTGGGGTGGAAGTATCAGAGATCTCTACATTAATGATAGAGATAGTAATGATATGAGAGGTATTTCTTCGTTTATTGCCATGGAGGTAAGATGAGATTGGATTATAGTGATGAGATTAAAACACAGGCGATTGTACGTGTGTGTGGAGATCACTCTTTTACAATGACAGAAGGTGATTTGACTACGATTAAATTCGCAGATCCACATATCCGCGTCCCATCTGCATCACGTCTTGAAGCAATGTGTGAGGTCATTGCTCGTGAAAAACGACTTGAGAAGAAACTACCACCTCCTCCTGTAACAATGGATCTCCTAGAAATGATCTGGGAAGATATTCATGCAGGGAAACTAAATAAGGAAGGTAGTTTTTACAATGTACTTAAACCTTACATTGATAAATAATCGGGAGAGAAAACTAAAAAATGGCACAACTAAAACTTGGAGCGATTAAAGATCTAAGCGGCGTGAGTGGTTTTACATTCACTGCTGGAGGTGTGTCTGCTAACGGTGCTTTGGTCGTAACAGACCTTGTTATTGATGGAAGTGTTTCTGGTTCTGCCGTGGGCACATATGTGGTGCCAAGTGTAAGCGGACAGGCAAATAGATTTCTGACTAACGACGGCAGTAGCATGAGTTGGGCAGAAGTTGCAACCTCTGCTGGTGTTAGATCCATGTCGGTCTATACTGGCAACAATACATGGAACAAACCTTCAGGTACTAGATCTATTCTAGTAACTGTAACTGGTGCTGGAGGTGGTGGATCAGGATTCCATGAAGGTGGTGGTGCTGGTGGCACATCACAAAGACATATTGATGTGACTAACATTAACTCAGTTAGCGTTACAGTCGGATCACCTGGTGGCGGTGCTTACTACAACGGATGTGGTGGTAATGGTAACGCTTCTTCTTTTGGTAGTTACTTGTCTGCTAACGGTGGTATTGGTGGTAACTGCTCACAGCAACACGCTGGAGGATTGGGTGGTCATGGATCAGGTGGCACACTAAATATCCATGGTGGTGGTAACGGAGGTCACGGATCTCACCACTCTTATGGTTGTGGTGTTTCTGCATCTAGTTACTGGGGTGGTGGACAACCTTCCTGTCATCATAGAAATCATCACTACGCTCATTCCCATGAATCATATGCTGCATGGGGTGCAGGTGGTGGCGGCGCTGAATTCGGTTATCGTGGAGCACGCGGTAGAGAAGGAGTCGTTGTTGTCCTTGAGTATTATTGATAAATAACTAAAAAGTAAGTCTCATGAGTATTCTTAAAACCAGTAATATCTATGATCTTACGGGCGTCTCGGGTTTCTCCTTCTCTGGAGGCGGCGTCACAGTGGAGGGTACTCTTACGGTCTCTACTTTGACGGTTAATGGTGCTATTGTTGGACAATCTTCTTACGTTTTGCCCTCACAGTCAGGTAGCAATGGTAAGTTTCTATCCAATGATGGTACTAAGTTACAATGGAAGGACTTAAGTGTTGAGTCTGGCATTAGATCAATGTCAGTCTATACTGGTGGTAACACATGGAATAAACCCAACGGTGTTGGCACTATTCACGTTTTGGTTACTGGTGCTGGCGGCGGTGGATCTGGATTCGGTGAATCTGGTGGTGCTGGTGGTCACTCAGAGAAAGTAATTAACGTAGCAAATATTAACTCTGTAGGTATTACAGTTGGATCACCTGGCGGTGGTGCATACTATAATGGTTGCGGTGGTAATGGTAACGCATCAAGTTTTGGATCGTATCTATCAGCAAACGGCGGTGTTGGTGGCAACTGCTCACAACAGCACGCTGGTGGACTCGGTGGACATGGATCTGGCGGTGAATTAAACATCCACGGTGGTGGAGGATCTGGACACGGATCTTATCACTCCTATGGTCGTCACTATCCTGGTCCCTCATTCTGGGGTGGCGGACAACCTGGTTGTCATCACAGAAACCATCACTATGCACACTCTCATGAATCGTATGCTGCATGGGGCGCTGGCGGTGGTGGTGCTGAGTTTGGTTATAGAGGTGCCCGAGGTCGTGAGGGTATTGTTGTTGTATACGAGTATTACGGCGATTAATCAATGAGTATCCTTAAAATTAACCACGTTAAAGACCTTAGCGGTATTGGTGGTTTCCAACTAGAAGCGGCAAACATTACCACAAATGGTACACTGAGAGTTACTGATCTCGCTATTAATGGTGTGGTCAATGGCACGGCGTCTAGTATTATTCCAGCGCTGCCTGGTAGTAATTACTATCTAACTACAAATGGTAGTAGTTTGAGTTGGCAGGAAGTTTCTTCATCTGGTGGATTCAAATCCATGCAGGTATGGACAGGTAATGGCACATGGAGCAAACCTCAAGGAATTAGATCTATCCTTGTTAAAGTTGTTGGTGCTGGTGGCGGGGGATCAGGATATACTGAAGCAGGTGGTGCTGGTGGACATGGTGAAGTTATCGTTGATGTTAATAATGTAAATAGTGTTGGCGTTACTGTTGGATCACCAGGTGGTGGCGCATATTATAATGGTTGTGGTGGTAATGGTAATGCATCATCATTTGGTGGATATGTATCTGCTAATGGTGGTACAGGTGCTAATTGTCATAACCAATATGCTGGTGGATTTGGTGGACATGGATCTGGTGGTAACCTCAACGCACATGGTGGAGGTGGCACAGGTCACGGATCTCACTATTCTTATGGTAATATGATGGGCGGTGCATCCTATATGGGTGGATCTCAACCTGGTTGTCATCATAGAAATCATCATTATGCACACTCTCACGAGAGTTATGCTGCATGGGGTGCTGGTGGTAACGGAGCAGAGTTCGGTTATCGCGGTGCACGCGGTAGAGAGGGTGTGGTAGTTGTCTATGAATATGCTTGATAAATAACTAAAGGAAACTTTTACGACAATGACTAAAAGAGCAATCGTTAACGGCGAAACTGGGGCACTGAGTGATATCTGTGATCCTGGGGACGAGTTTGAGATCTATTCAGGACCTGATGCCACTCAGAAGTGGTGTGATGTGCCTGATGATACCACTTATGAGCACACCATGATCAATGGTAAGATCTGGCATCGTAGAGATCTAGAGGATAAGCAATTCACTGCTACAACTGAGCGTGTACTTGCCTATGGTCCTATGGGTGAGCAGATGGACATGATGTATAAAGATCAAGTAGACGGTGGTACCCGTTGGAAAGATCATATTGCTAAGGTTAAAGCAAACCTTGTTGCACCATCATCCGTTGATGCATATGATAATGACCCCAAAAAGGTCCAACAGTATGGTAGGATGGCATGGGAAGCATATGATGAAGCATATGAAATGCCTGGCGATCGTATGAGAGAAGCACAGGTAAGAATGATCCGTAACTTCGCAGCACAACCAGAAGCAAACAAAGAGTAATTAGTATTATTTCGTTATGAAGGTAGAGTCAATTTGTATCGTTGGCGGTGGATCTGCTGGTTGGATGTCAGCAGCACTACTCGCAAAGCAGTTTCCTGATATTGAAATTGCTCTAGTTGAATCTGATAAAAAACCCACTATTGGTGTGGGTGAAAGTACGTTGGGGCACTTCAATCGTTACCTCCTCCACATGGAGTTAGAGGATGAAGATTGGATGCCCCATTGTAATGCAACGTACAAAACATCCATTGCATTTAGAAACTTTAAGCACGGTAAGGGTGAGAGATTCCAGTATCCATTTGGTGGACTAGCATATCAAGAACCATATAGGACTGACATTCAGAGATTCTATGAGTTGCAGATCCTGCATCCCGAGTTATATCCTGATGATGAGTTTGCTCGCTTTTGGAATCCATCAACATTGCTGACTGAGCAACAGAAGATTGCTAACACAGGCATCGATGGTATGATGTGGGACCATAATAACGACAGCGCATATCACTTTGATGCTGAGTTGTTTGGTATCTATTTGAAAGAGCATCATTGTCAACGTGTCCAGCATGTGGTTGGTCATGTGGATCATGTTGTTAAGACTGAAGATGGATATATTAAAGCGATTGTAACTGCTGAGGGTAGTTACATCGAAGCGGACATGTATATTGACTGCACAGGATTTAAGTCACTACTCCTTGAAGGATTCATGGGTAGTGAGTGGGAATCATTCAAAGATGTGCTATTCAATGATAGAGCAGTAGCAACACAGATTCCATACAAGAATCGTGAAACTGAAATGGATACCTATACTGATTGTGATGCACAGTCAGCAGGGTGGGTATGGAATATCCCGTTGTGGAATCGTGTTGGCACGGGATATGTTTACTCATCTGATTACATCAATGAGTGTGAAGCAGAGCAAGAATTTAGACAGTATTTGAGTGAGCGATATTCGCCCGAAATTGCCCAAAATGCTGAAATGCGTCACATTAAGATCAAGCATGGTAAGCATAAAGAGGCATGGGTTAAGAATGTTGTGGGTATTGGATTGTCCTATGGTTTCCTAGAACCATTGGAATCTACTGGTCTCATGACTACACATGAGAATATTCTATTCTTTGCTAATGCACTGGCACGTCGCAATGGTCTACTGACTGATGTTGATCGTAAGTCTTTCAACTTCACAGTGGATAAGGTGCTGGAGAATATGAAACTATTCGTTGCTCAGCATTATTATCTGACACAACGTCAAGATAATAAGTATTGGCGTGATGTTACCAACATTGAGTTGGGACATGGTGAGTGGAGATTGGGGACAGAATATTCTACGCTTCAGTCTAAGCAGGAATACTATAACCTACTTGACAGAGCAACAAATAAATTCTATGATGGTGACACCTTTGGTGGTTTGCTGTATATCTCAGCAGGTCAAGGTTACCGACCTATATCTTCGTGGGACTTCAAAGTAAGATGTAAGAATGTCCCAATGCATTATGGTCAAGTAACTGGCACTCATGAGTGGTATCAGAAGGAAAAGCAAAGACTGTTGGATATCATTGAAGATATGCCTACACATTATGAATATCTAAGGGATCGTATTTATGGCAAAGAAACCGTGGATTAGATTCTACTCAATCGAGAAGGGTTTATCACAAAGATTCCCGTGGATTGCATCGCGTAAGTTGTCGCGACCATGGAGAGTTAAGGCACAGAAAGAGTTATCTAAGGATCCAACTACCCGTTGTCCAGCATTAAAACTGCAACGCATGGTGCAGATGTCTAAGGTAACTAATCAACCCACTATCTTTCCAATGCACGCGGCAACTTGCCCAGCATTGACAGGTGTAATGGATAGTGGTTTTATAATGACTGCTGCATATGATTTCGTTATCTCCATGGAAAATGGAGAAATGTTTTTCATGTCTAAAGGTGAAAGAATTCATTTACATTCACCTGAGCAGACTGATGGTATGCGTGAGTTTATTAGTGACAAACCCATTCACCCTGTTGTAATTAAGTTACAACAACCATGGAGAGTCCATGCACATAAAGATGTATGCTTCTTGCAGTTGCCAGTAACATATCATAAAGAGGAGCGATTCTCTGTTGCTACTGGTATTGCAGATCCTACATATTCATATGAGATCAATTTACAACTCTTTTGGCATATGCTAGAGGATGGACAATATCTCATTGAAGCGGGCACACCACTCGCACAGTGGATACCTATCCACAGAGATTATCTCAATCCGAGTAACTTCAACGTTGAGATAGAAGATGCAAATGATGACGATTATGTTGCTGAGGATTATTGGCAATATCATATGAGAAACACGTTTGCAGAATTACAACCACTAAAAGTGAGAAAGAAAATACACCAATTCATTGTCTCACTAAATAAAAACAGCAAGAGGTTTGAGTAATCATGTCTGACAACACTTTGGGTAACCTTGAATCGACATCGCGTAATGTCAAGGAAATCACAGAATATGACATCGACAAGGTGGCAGGAGTTGAGACCACCGAAGAAGTCAGGGAAAAACTTGAAGCAACTAAAATTGAAGAAGGTGTGCTAATCACCTATGATCAACTGGTTGTTAATTTCCTACAACAATATGAAGATGCTAAAGAGGATCTTCTCAAGATGCAGTCTGCACTTGATAACCTGCACTACACATCTACAGTGACTAAGATTTCACTGAAAGAGATGCAGGATAAGAAAGATTTTATGCATCAACTCCACGGTGCTATTGAAGCGCTGTATCTTTATCAGAAGCATGTTGATCCCAACGTGACTGATAAACCATGGACATTTGAAGACCCTGAATATGATGAAACCACAATCACTGCCGACCCCACCACACAGGAAGGTTGATCTACTATTTCCCACACCATTATGGACATTTGATGGGTGTGGGTTAGATACAAAAGAAATTACAGATTTCTGTTATGTAATTAAGGACGAAGGTCCTGGTAGAAAGGTAAGTAATATCGGTGACAATGCATATCAGTCACTAGATTTTATGCCCTCCATCCTACCCCGTACGCCCCTGTATGCCCTCTATAATAAGATTATGGAGTGTGCATACTCTGCTGCCGATGAATGGGGTTTCCAAGGGTATAAACTAGACATGGGTAATCTCTGGATTAATATCAATGGGAGAGCAGCATCTAACATGGTGCACACTCATCCTGGTTGTATATTGTCTGGAGTTTATTATGCTAAACTACCATCATGTTGTGAGGGTAGTCTCGTGTTATGTGATACCTATGAGAGACAACATATGAAACAGTATTGGGCGGATAAAGGTAATATCAATAAGTATGATGATCTGAATAAGGATGAGCATGTTGTTTTCCCTAAGGAAGATAGTATGCATATATTTCCTGCATGGGTGCCACATTATGTGGATCCAAATATGAATCCTGATGGTGATGATCGTATTAGTATCAGTTTCAACCTCAGAGTGAGACAGTTTCGATGAATTATATCCAGTTAGATGATGTTGTAGCACCGACATCTTACGCACGACTCCATGCACTTGTTACAGGTGTAGAATTTCCATGGTTTTTTCATGCTAAGGATGTAACTTATCAAACTAATGGTGAATTTACATTTGGTGGACAAGATCTATTCGAACCTCCCAAAGAGTATAGATTGCCTGGTTTTTTTCATGCTGTTATTAAGACTGATCAAGGTCCAGTTTCGCCCTACTTTGCCCTAATTGAAACAGCAGTGCTCAATTCTATTCAAGATAGATTGGGTGTTGAATGTCAATTCTTCCGTGCAATTTGGAGATTGACATTAAATGCTGGTGACAGAGATGGACACACCACAGCACATGTTGATCATGATGATGATCACTACACTGCAATATATTATTTGAATGATTGCTCAGGTGATACTGTATTGTTTGATCAATACGATGACCCTAAAGACTTCGGTGGTAATGTAAGTGAGCGATGGTTAAAAGGTAGGAAACAACCTTATACTATTAACAGGAGACAGACACCTAAAGCAAATAGTGCTATTATATTTGATGGTCATCAATATCATGCTGGCACACCTCCACAGGGTGACGATGCATGGAGAATAGTGTTAAACATAAACTTTAAGACACATGAGCATATCTTTCCTGCCACATCAACTTAGAGACACCAAAGAGTGGGATGTCGATGACAAACCACACATGTGGGAGGGTATCGCTAAAGATATTGGTGATGTTTTATCATGGGATAAAGTAGAGTATTGTCTCAACAATCCTCAATTCTTCCGTATCAATCTACCTCATAATAATATCCCTCATTATTATAGAAACTGGGGAGACAAAGAAGTACCTGATCCCAAAGATATATTTGAAGCAGTTAACAATGGTAGGACATTTATCATTGAAAACTATTCATGGTGTGATAAGACTAGCAGACAATTAATGGATGCATTTGAAGCAGTGTTTCCATCATGTCAGGGTGAAATGCATGTGTATGGTGGCACATCAACTCATCAAAGTTTCCCTATTCATCAAGACTTAGCGAATAACTTTATTATTCAGTGTGAAGGTGAAACTCACTGGACTGTATATAATGATAGGGCAAGCAATCTACTCTCACATCGTGAGACTATGGATGCAAAACTCAGCGAAAAATTGCTCACAGTTGCCATCGATTGCACTCTTAAAAAAGGTGATGTGCTCTACATCCCTGCTAGATGTTATCATCGAGCACAACCAGACTCGCGTCGTCTCTCACTCAGTGTCCCGATGATGCATTTATGTCAATCAAAACCATACGATAGAAAGTATTATGAATTACGAAAGACTTAATCCCTATGCATATGTGTTTAAGTCTAAAAGTATGATCGACTTTGAGACTGTTAAACCTAGAGTATTAGCATACCTAGATTATGCAAACACACAGCATCAAACATCACTAGAGAAAGATGGCGGTCGATCTTCAGTGCACTTGAGTGTAACTGACCCTCCACATGCTTGGGATGAATTCACACCTTTTAGAGAAAAGATGTTTGAAGTATGTGATGAAGTATGGAAGGAATGGAAGTTACAACCGTGTATCAAACAAGTAAAAGGATCATGGATTAATGAGCATCCACAGGGTGCATGGACTGATTCACATCATCACCACGGATGTCATTTAGTGGTGTCATGGTATATGAAACAACCTAAAGATAGTGGTCGGTTAATGATACAAAACCCACTCACACCATACAAGATGAGCGAACCTACTGATGTTTTGTATGATGCTATGGGTATGGATTGGATCCCCATTGATACTGAAGAAGGTGACTTCTTAGTATTTCCAGGTTGGTTAAAACATAAAACAGAAGTCAACAATTCCTCAGAAATGCGTTATATTATGAGTGTCAACATAAGTGCATATCGCTTCTATGGTGAAAATGAAATGCCATTTCAACACAATAGAGTGACATAACGTTGACGATACCACCCAAACCCGCTTAAATAGTAATGCCACGTTGCAAAGAGGGAGGCATGTCCATTTGGAAAACTCAGATCCTCGCTAATAGCGAGAAATCTCTCGTTAAACATGCATTGTTTTTATATCAAAAGCAAATGTATGACAAAATCGGAGAGTTATCACCTGCTCAGAGGGTAACACTCCAATCTATCGTCGAAAAGTTATCCTTAACCACATGACCACACCTTTACTTATCGGGGAATCAGTCCCCAAAGAAGTGAAAAACATCCTCAAATCACTTGAGGTAGGACAAAGAGCACGGATTGGATCTGTTGAAGGTTTTATTGAATTTGTCAGTGATGAATACATCACTGTTTGTGTTTCAACTAAACCCAATCCCAAAGGATCTAGACAACCAATGAATAAATGTTGTGTTTGTGTTTATCCATATCAATGGGACGATCTAGAGATAGAAGACGAGCACTTCTATGACCACAAAGCATTCAGGGGCAAAACTAATGACCATCCTGGAAATGAAATGCTACCTGATATAGACGATAGGTAAACTGTCACAGGGGGTTGAGACACCCCCTTTTTTTGTGTATAATAGGTGCAACGACACGAAAAGCATTGATCACTCTCCGTCCCCACCAGTCCCGAGCACTCGACGCTATGTGTGCCACTGGTCACGGTCAGGTGATCGTCCCGACTGGTGGTGGTAAAACCATCATCATGATCGAGCACGCTAAGCACCTGCTCAACCAAGGTCCTAAGACTATTGTTGTGGTTGCACCTCGCATTCTTCTCGCTAATCAACTTAGCGAAGAATTCATGCAGTTTATCCCTACAACATGGACACACGTTGCACACTGCCACAGCGGTGAAACACACCATTTCAGCACCACTAAGAGCGACAAACTTGCTCTCTTCAATAATACTGCACGAGCAGCAAGTGAGTCTTGCATTATCTTCACGACGTATCATTCTTTGCGTCGTGTTGTAGATAGTGGCATCGATGTAGATGCTATTTACTTCGATGAAGCACACAATGCTTGCACTAAGCACTTCTTCGTAAGTGTTGCTGCTATGAGTATGATTGCAGATAAGAAGTATTTCTTCACTGCTACACCTCGTGTCAGCAATAAGCATGACCGTGGTATGAATAACCGTGAGATCTTCGGTCCAGTGATTGAGAATGTCCCTGCACCCGAGTTGATCAAAGGCGGTCACATTCTTCGTCCTACTATTGTCCCTTTCGAGACTGATTACACTGTAGACAAGAAACAACCCCATCTGGTCCACTCTACTACAGTGCAGGATATCATCGACAACCTCGATGAATCACATGCTGCTAAAGTGTTGGTTGCCGTGCCATCTTCTCGTGTGCTTGGCAACATCCTCGGACATACTGATCTACTCTTTCAACTGAAAGATCGTGGTTATGATGTCCTCCACGTTACCTCTAAATTTGGAGCATATGTCAACGACCAGAAAGTCAACCGTGAAAAGTTTTTTGAAACCCTCAATGCGTGGGGTAAAGAAGATGACAGAAAATTCGTCATCTTTCATTACAGCATCCTTTCGGAAGGTATCAACGTTGCTGGTCTCACTCACACGATTCTCTTGCGAAATCTTAACGTCGTCGAGATGGCACAAACTATCGGAAGGGTTATCCGACTTGATAAGCGCGATGCCGCTGGTATTGCGAGCGGTGATATTTCTCCTTGCTCTTGGAGTTGCTATCACAAACCCACTGGTTACGTTAGTGTGCCTGTCCATAGCAATCATGGTGCCGCAGTTATCAAAAGACTGCAAAGAGTGACTGATGAGATCTTTGTGAAGGGCGTCCCTGCTACTGCCCTCGTGTGACAATCCACAAGGTGCACACTAATTGTTGTGCACCTATTTTTGTTGGGTTATATTATATACATAACACACAAGGCACATGACAAACACACAACTCTCCGACGCTCTCTTCAGAATCATCCCTAAAGCAGTTAACCTCACCACACAGCGCGTTTCTAAAATGCTTGCTATTGGTAGTGGTGGCACAAAACCTGACCTTGATTCATTCTTCGGTGAAGATAACACAGTTGACAAGACTAAGTTTCTTGCTAACATCTTCAATCCTGCACTTGAGAATGCAGCACAAGAGTTAGGTGTTGATTACATTACTGAGGAAACTGTTGGATATGATGCTATACTATTAGGAGAAGAGATCGAGAATAAGATGTCTCTAGGATCTAGCACATCTTCATTCGCTACTGGTAACAATCACAGTAAGACTAAAGTTGATAAGATCTTTTGTGTGAAACTCATGCAGGATGGTAACAACTTCCCTCAGATCTTCGCTTGCATTGTTGACCTATCTCTCGCACAAAATCCTAAGACAGGATGGACAGATTCAGTTACTAAGACTGGTAAGAATAACAATGGATTCTCAACTCTCAGAGTCCACAATGAGGATCTAATCTGCATCACTCCGATCTATGGTAAAGTAAGAAGGACTCAGAAATTCATTCACACTGTATATGAAACTCTCGCTTGATGATACATATCTCATGAGTTGTATCGATGGGATGCAACTTATGGATGAGGAGAGTGTTGACTTAGTTGTCACCTCTCCTCCTTATGATGACTTGAGGACATACAATGATTCCAGTAAGTGGGATCACAATGTGTTTATGCAGGTTGCTGATAACCTCACCCGCGTATTGAAGAAGGGTGGGGTTATTATGTGGAATGTGAATGACGCTACTATTAAAGGTAGTGAGTCTGGATCTTCTTTCCGTCAGTGTCTATATTTCATGGATAAGTGTGGTCTACGACTACACGATACTATGATATATGAGAAGACTGGCACAGCATTCGCGTCAGGTCCTAAGAGTGTAAGATATACTCAAATCTTTGAGTATTGTTTCATACTCTCTAAGGGTAAACCCAAGACTATTAATCTTATTCAAGATAAGAAGAATGCATGGGCAGGTTACACCAGTTTTGGCAATGCTAAGACTCGAAAGAAGGATGGCACAATGCATGATCCTAATCGAAAGAGTAATGTCATCCGTGAATATGGTGTAAGGACTAACATTTGGAAGATCAAAAACTCAGGTGGTTTTGGTCAATCATCCAAAGCAAGTTACAAACATCCTGCCACAATGCCTGAGGAATTGGCAAGGGGTCACATTCAAACATGGTCAAATCCAAATGATTTAGTTTTAGATCCTTTTATGGGTGCTGGCACCACTGCACAGGTTGCACTTGAGGAGAAAAGACATTTTATTGGATTTGAGATTGATGAAATGTATCATGGCATGTGTGTTGAGCGTGTGCTACCATTTAAGGACAATCTAATCACTCGTTTACAATGATTCACGAAGTGCCTGAGGGTTACTCACATTATAGTTGTGAGCAATTTAACAAAACATATGATCGTGTGTGGTTACATCACTCACGAGAATACATATATTCAGAGGGTGCAGAAGTCAAAACAGTATGGGGATTTATCAAGCGTAAAACTGGTGCAATTCATTCACCAATAAATGCTAAAAAGGTCGGTAAGATCATCGATCCCGATCAAACTACGCCCTACACTGCTATGCCACGCCCTAAAGTTAGTCCACTCATGCTATTGTGTGATTATGATTAAAGATCGTGCGATCGTGACCCCTAAGACCCCTAAGGCAAGGCAAATTCTAACAAATCACTTAAATAACAAGAGTGAGGTTAGACTTGAGGCATATAAGATGCGATCAGGCATTAAAAGGTGCTTCGTCAGTGCTATCGACAACCCAGACTTTTGGTTTTGGGTAGATAAGGACTGGGATGAAGACTGGGACATTTACATTATTAATGATGACAATACCAAGTTTCACACAGACATCGGACGCCCCATATGACCGTCACTGGTATAAAGTATGGTGCACTGATAACTCAGTTAAAATACTACACTCCTATCAAGAAGTGCAAGAAGTGTGGTGGAATTTTAAGCACTTCCTATCACATGTAGAGGTCATTGATGCCAAACGAAACAAACAATCAGGATCAGGATTCGGGTGATGGGTTAGACATCACAGTTGACGATAATGGCAATGTTACTATAGAATGGGATCACAATGACCCTAGATGGTCAATGTTTAATGGATGGAAGTCAGAAGACTTTCTTCAATTAATTAGTGACGGAATTACCAAATACGATTTAAGACACGAATTGAATCATGATGACATCTAACGCTATTAGCGATTTTAATATCAATAATGACCAAACTGGCACTATTGAGAAACACCACGAAAATTTGAAAACATGCAAATCTGCATTTTGTGATATTCTTTATGAATTCCTTGATGAAGGTGTGCTAACTCCTGGAGAAACTGTTTCATGCTTCCGTGATGCATTGCAAATGATTGTGGATAATCATCAACAGTCATTGAATAACAGTAAAGCAGCACTGGAATTGATCTCTCAAATTAGTAAGAATGAAGATCAATGATGGTGAAGAAGGGAAGAAGGCATCTAAAGAATTGAATGATGCAATGTGGTCAATAAGGAAATTATATGACCCAGAGAATATCAATTCACTCGAAGATTCACTAGATGACACACTCTCAAAATTCAACAAACTATCAGAAACCCTGCGAAGATCCGCTGAAGTGTCAGGACTGGCAAAACGCAAACTTAAAAATCCTAGACAGAGTGATGGCAAATTATTCTAATGATATGCCAATGGCAGAAGTGCACACTGAGGAGGGCGGATCTGCCCCTTAGCGCCTATTATAGGTGCATAGCAAACAAACCCAGTGACTTTTCCGATTCTTTCTCGCATGATTCACTCAAAGAAAACTATCACTGACATCATGAAAACTTGTGATGGCATTGATACATTGACACGAGAAGAAAAGTTTCAAGTATTCTGCAAAGTATGTGACAACATGCTAGATGAAGGTAGAATCACTAAAGTAAATCACACTCGCTGGACTACTATTTTTTGATTATGAGCACATTACACCACGAATCCATTCTTGAAACCATCTATGATGAAATTTGTGAAGAATTTCCTGAATTGAATGATGATGCCAAGTTTGAATTAACACGTCAACGTTTTGAGGATCAGTGTCAATGAGAATCGCACTCGCTTTTATTGTTGTTATTCTTGGCGCTAACATCGGTTTATCTGTTGTTAACAAATTTCAAGAGATCCAAGACGTTAAACTAGAGCGTCTTTGCAACATTGATGAATCTTACTGCTCACCACAATGACATACGAAGAAAATCGTAAACAATCACTCGATGAAGTAATTCAAGAGTATATTGAAGACGAAAAATGTGGTCCAGATCTTTTAGTTAAAGATATTTTGGACACACTAACAACAATCCGTGAGTATCATGAAACACAGGCACGAAAGTGTGATGTAGTTTATATGAAACTTAATGGTATCCTGAGGGGTTTTGGGACAGTCGCGGAAGTGCCCACTAACGCCCCCAAAGCACCTTGATTGGTGCAATACTATAAGAGTCAAAGAAAGCAACGCATTTCATGCAACTCACTTCCAAAGGTGCAAACATGGTTGTCGATTTCTACCCCGTGAAATATCACGACGGTGAGATCAGCACCCGTTACATTCTGAAGACTGTTACATTCATGGGCAAATCTCAGTCCAAGCGTTACATTCTCAAGAAAGATTTCCGTCGTGAAGTATACTCCCGTGTGGAGGGTTATGGTTACGAAGTGACCGATTTTCACACTTATCCGCAACTCTTCAATTCTGCAATGTCTCTTGCCTGCTGATGTCAACTGAATTCAGTCTCATTCTTACTGGCATTCTCACTGTTGCTGGTATTATTCTATTCTTCAAAGCGGTTTATCGATGACACCTGACACTTACAGTTTTGCAGGTGATGCAGTCACAATCCTTGGATTTATTGGTGTTGCATCAACTGGAATTATTCTATTCACAGCATTCACACGTTATTTCAATTCACCATTGAGGAAGTAAAAATGTCATTTTCTCAGGAAGACTCAAAGAAAATCGCAAATGCATATTGCGATTATCAAATAGAGCATATGGATTATGACCAATTATCTGATCTCGCTAAAGACCTATTAATGCAAACTTATTCACATTTAGACTACGAAGAAATTAAAGCAGAGATACAAGATCTCTACGATGATGACGTGTTAGAAACTGTAGTCAACAATGCGAAGATCTCACGGTCTCCAGTGAAAGATTTTTATGAAGAAGTGCTAGACTTTTATCGTAATCCACTTAATCACACTTTCGTCCAAAACTAATGCCTAACTACGAAACATCCGATCAACAACACTCGATTGACAACATGAGTGACACTTTAATGATCGCATTGCAACGGAATGCTGATAACAGTAATTTCCAGGAAATGAAAGCAATTTATGAAGAATGGGTTGTTGATGGTCGTGATCCTGAAGATGGCATTTATCAATTTATCTTTGTCCCTAATCTAACCTTATAAATGAAAAAATTGTCCAAACAAGATAGAATTCTACTTGCTATTAAACAAGTTGAAAGTGTGACCGAATTGTGTGAAAGTTTGGACTATACCTATTACTTAACTCAAAGTTGCTCATTGAGACAACTTCCTTACGAATTGCAGAGACAATTAAGTCTTCTACAATCACATGAAGATGACACCATATTTGATCGCTAAAGTAAAGAGAATTTATGCCAGTGTACAAACCGCCACACGACAGGTCGCCAAGGACCCGTTGTGCTCTACAATGGTTACATACCAAAGAAAACAAACATGATTCACAAAAACGAAGCATTCCTGAATGCACTCCAAGGACTTCAATCCTTCGTCCTTGATACAAACGCCGATATTGATATGGCATATGATTGGGTTGCCGATCAGTCAGGAATTGCTTCTTTCGTGCATGAAAATCAAGCATGGGATATGTTTTACGATTCATGGGAGAATGCAAATGCATGATATTTTTGAAGATCTCAACAATCAACTAAACTCCCTGACTATCTACAAACCAAAAATGACAAATCCATACGTTGAAAATCTTGTTGAAATGGGTTACGATCGTGCAGATTGTGAAACCGTAGCAACAGCGGGAATCGAAAAGAAATTTCCCTTAAACATTCACGGTCGTGTTTATAATACTCAAGAAGAGTATAACGAAGCACTTCACGATTTCATCAACGGACTTTAATCAATCATGACTATTTTCATCGAGAGCGGTATCCGCCACAACGACAAATCCATCTACGTTGAAGACATTTTTGTGGAGCAAGATTCTGTTTGGAAGAATGACCGCAGACTCGCCGCGTTTACTATCACTGAAGACGTGAGTGGTCCGCATGTTGGTGACTTTAATGCGCGTCGGTATCGTGTTAATCAGCGCACACAATTAGACAACGGCGTCTACATCTATCCTAAGATCTACGGCGCGGAAACTGTTAGCGAGTGCAAGGAATTTATCGAGGGTTATATCAACGAAGATATCACCCAGAGAATCATGAAAACGGATCAAGCAACCAGTTGACTAAGTGTCACACAGGTTGTAGGCACTGCCCCTCCATGCTCTATAATAAAGACATCAGGGGGAGAGAGATCCCCCACAATCACTAAATTCCAAACATGCGTAAAATCGAGCGTCAAATGAATCAGGCAATCCGCCAGCGTCGTAACTGGAGCAATGCCAACACTTCTGTTGTAGTTGATGACAACAACAACGCCGAAGTTTATCTTCACGGCAATCACATTGCAACGATCGGTGATGAGATTCAACTCTTTGATGGTGGTTGGCAGTCTAACACCACTAAGTCACGTTTGAATGCTATTTGTTACGAATTCGCTTATGGTTGTGGTGTTTTTCAAAAGCAATTTGAGTGGTTTGTTAACACAAACAACGGCACAGTTGATTTCGTTAACGGCATCGCAGTAGCATGAGTTGCCAATTAGATTTTCTCACCGATGTTTATACCGATTGGTGTAACAAAGAAGGGTTAGAATTGATCTCCGCTGATGATCAACTCTACTGCGCTGATGGTCCTGATCTCACACTACGTCAGCGCGTTTGGTTATCCAACTTCATCGAAGTTTGGGATGTAGTTAACCAAAACACATAAAAAGCGGGTCTATGTAATTGTATCTCCAACCGCGAGATCTCCCCGCTCTCACTATCACAAACAATGCGCATTTTTCTTCTTGCTCTTCTCGCGATTCTTTGCTATAATAGCAACGACGCGAGATTTTTTATTTCAGATCAATTACACAATGCCGCTGAGATTGTCCGCCCTGATCCACAACTTCGCATCAATTATTAATATAGATACTTTACAATTTCCCCATTAACATGACTGACAAATTAAGTGACAAACTAGAGAAGAAAATCACCCAAGAAACTTATGGGTTGTTTCCTACTGGTGTCACTCGTTATCAACTTGATAATAGTGAAGAATTAAAGAAAAAAGTCTTATTGTGGATGAAAGACCAGGAAATCGTTGATGATCATGGTCGCCGTATGTTATGCCACAATATCACACAAGTAGGAGAGAAAAATAAGATCCTCGATGATATCCCAGAGTTAGAGCAAGCACTCATGAAAGCAGTGGGATTTCACAATCAAAATACATTTAACTATAGTTGCAATTTAGCAATTAATGAAGCATACGTTGAATTAGCAACAGAGGGAGCACTTTACGCCCCTCATGAACATTCAAATTGCCTTTATTCGCTCACTTACTTTATTAACTACAATCATGAAAATCATGGATTTTTGAAATTTAGGCGTAATGTCTTGTCTTCAATGTATCCTGTTATGCAGGTGAATTCTAATCAACTCACCCCATACAATATGCCTGAAGCAACATTCACAATGCGCGAAGGTGATGTTGTAATTTATCCCTCAAATGTTACTCACGGTTATGACTCTAACCAGACTGACGAGCGTATCACATTAACTGCAAATATCATACCAGTTGAGTGACACTTTTATTAGTGTCACCTAAGTATGTGCTACGGTGTTTTTTTCCACTATAATAAGTGTATAAGAAACAAACAAACAAATGACTCTTTCAAATCCAACAGTTGAAGCAAACGTCCCAACATGGACACAAAAGTATTGTGACGCATTAACAGCAAACTATCGCTCTTATCATATTGATTCAATGAAGAGAATGGCATCACGCCCAGACTCATCAACCTACGCAAATGAGCAACTTGAAAAGATCGAATCAGGTGAAGCAAAGTTAATGAAATTCAGAGCAA